GATACACCATCAATATCATATTGAACCAATCTATAGTAATGTAAAATAAATTGATCTATGTTATCCAATTGAGAATATTCAATTTTTTCTGTTGAATTACCTGCTGATTGGTTTTGTGCTACTTCTCTCCATGTTTCTCCATCTATTGATCTTTCAATACCAAAATAAGATGAATTTTGCTCTGAAGCTGTAGCCCATTCTAAAATATTATATGTTGAATAAGCATTTCCATTGAAATAAAGTAATTCAACTGGTAGTGGTTGAGGTGAAGTAACTGAAATTCCAAATGTACCTACTGTTCCACCATTGTATTCCCATACTCGAATATAAATTGTTTCATATTCAATGAAATCTGTTCTAGAGATAAATGACATAGCTCCATTTGGGGAACTATCATCGTCACATTGTATCTCAACTAACGCTCCAGGAGTACCTCTATAAATTGCCATACCAGCATCAGTTATAACTCCCGTTTGTGTATCAAAATCCAATGAATTCATATATTGTGGAACTGTTACTTTAAACCAAACATCTTCTCCAACATATGCAGCACAACTAGGCGTGGATTCTGTTGTAGTAGCAGTAGCATTAACATTTGTATAAGTTGTATATGTAACTGTATTTGATATAGTTAATGCAATTGCCCCTGATGGATTATCGTTAATTGGGGGTACAGGAGGAGCAGTACATGTCCTAGATATAGTAAATGTTCCAGTTGTTGAACTGCTAGTTAAATAATGAGCAACATAAATATAATATTGAATTCCTACTGTAGTAATAAATGTATATGTTTCAGTTAGTGTTGAATTATCAATGTTAGTTATATAACTTAATCCGCTACATGATCCAGACATAAATAATAAACTATGATCAAATGTGGTTGTTGATGTAATAGTTGTTTGTTGACCATCACCTGTAAAAGTATACCAAACACCATAACTAGATGACAATGAAAAAGGTGCAGTTTCAACAACGGCCCCTACTGTTGTTCCAGCTAATGAACTAGTACCACAAGGAATGTTTGTTGATCCAGAACAATAATCATTTGATGGAGGTGTTGGTGGTGGTGGTGGAGTCCAAGTAAATGTTAATCCGGATACAGGAAAACATGATGCCGCCGAAGTAAATCTAACTGTATGTGCATTTGAAGTACCTGCAGTAGTACCATTTGGAGCACCCCAATTTGGAGTAGCATCTGGTATCGCTGCTGTTAATCTTCTGTTGTTATAGTTTGTATTGGTTGATCCACGTAAACCAACCATTGGTTGGTAGGTAGTACTTGCTACAATAGTAGTCATGTTACCATAAACAATACGTACAACACCTGTTGATTTATTTATTCTAATTTGGAATGAAAATCTTTCATTTAAAACAAATGGGGTTGTGGTTGAATATCTTGCACAGTTTTGCCATTGAAATATAACTTCAGTACCATTATCTTGCCACCTGCGTTCATATACTTGACCGGCAATTGCTGTACTTCGTAAATCCATATTCATAGCACAAATTACACCTGTAGCAGCTATAGATGATGAAATAGCCCCAGTTGTTCCATTTCCTGTAGTTGTAGAACCAACATTCATCCAAAGGGCACCATCAGCAGTCATGTTAACTGAAGTAATTATGGTATTGTTAAATGTGAATTGACTCCCAGCGGCTAAAGTGAAATAACTACCATCTGTATCATATGATGTGGCACCTGATGTAGTAGTTACTAATTGAGTACCACCTGTAATTGCTGTGTATGTACCTGTTGTTTCGCTAAATGTGTAAGAGTTAACTTGGGAGAATAGGTTTCCTAGAATTAATAGAAAATAAAATAAGATTAATAACTGTTTCATGTTGGTTTTGTTTATAAATATTTTAAATAAAAAAAGTATAGAAGTTTTTGACGGGTTATTTACTGTTTACCGTTATCCGTTTATTATTTGCTTGGAACCATCTAAAGTTCCTTTCATTACTACTTTATCGATTCTAGAATCAATGTAGCTGCTTAGATCAGTACGCACTGTATGGACTGCCTTGCCTGTTTCTTGTCGTGCTTGATCAATTTGGTTCATAATAGTTTTTTCTACCATTGTGATATCACGTCCTGTACTTTCAAATTTACGCCATACGTTATTGTAATCATCTTTCATAGCATCATACAATTCACTACGTGTACGTTCTAGTGAAGAATTTAAATATTCTTGTTGTTTTTCTAGTTTATTAATCTTAGCTAAACCTGCAACAATAGAAGCTGATATAAAAGCTGCTACAATCGTAAGCATACCTAAAACAAATGAGGTTATTTCCATAATTTTTAATTTTTAATATGTCAAAGAACTTCTATACTTGTCCCCAATATAAAAAACCCCTAGTAGTATTCCAAGCGTCCTTGGCACTTGCTAGGGGGTGATACTTGGTTATAGGGTTGTCTATGAAGGCACCGTCGCGCACCCATAAAGCAGATCCCATTTCCCAATATCGAGAAAGACCATCTGAGTGAGCAGATCTAACGGTATGCCCGATGGTACTTGACCTATGGATTCTATCCACAGGGGGGAGTGTTACATTGATTTGGGTTCAATGTAGAAAACCTTTATACATTCCCTACCAAAGGTAAAGAACTATACTCTACAACCGGAGAAATAGAGGATCCCAATGTTTCCATTGGTGGGGTAAAAGACCTACCCTGGTACGCTCGATCGGGGACACCCCAGTCCAGAAGCGTGGTAGGTACTGTCAAACTATAAATATTGTTTAAGTAATTCTCCTTTATAGTGTTTTTCATATGTTCCTCGAGGATCATCATAATACATTGCCATATATGTTGTCATTTTATCAAATGATTCAAATACAAATGTTTGACAACCAACACTAACAATAAACCCATTATGTACGTGTTTAATAGTTACATCATATTGGGCTAATTTATCATTTATGTCTACAGGCATTGGTATTGATTCCTCTCTACACACTTCTTCTCTATCATATGCTTCAAGTGCGGGTTCTCCTTCCTGAGGAAGTTCTCCCATGTCAATAATTTCTTCTAGTGCGTCTTGAAATGCTCTTCCTAGATCTGTTACTCGTTCTTCTTGTCTTCTATTCATATAACTTATTTTATTTTAGTTGTCCCACAAGGGCTCGAACCTCGACTCTTCTGTACCAAAAACAGACGTGTTGCCAATTACACCATAGGACAATTTAATAGAAGGCGAGAGCTTATTGCGATTCGTCTCTCTCGTCCACTTACCGGGTCATAGACGCCTCTATCCGGGTTGTGGCTTCCGCTTGCCTTCTATTTGAAATTACTAAAACCCATCTCCGTTGAGGTAAGGAAACTTCATTTCTTGTTTTTTGCGTAGTCAGGACAGGATTCGAACCTGTACTAAACCTGGTATACACCATATTAAATTAGGGACGTGTTACCAATTACACCACCTGACTATATTGGTAAAGATTTGTAAGCCAACGTATGATTACCCTTACGTCTCGTTTCTTTTGTCTTCGGCACTCTACCATTGCAAGTACGCCTTATCTTGCGCCGCCGTTCATGAATTTTCCGAAATTCTAACGGCTGTTACTGTTAACTATCGGAATCAAGTAACTACTGTAGCGGGGGCCGGATTCGAACCAACGTCCTCGGGTTATGAGCCCGCCGAGAATACCATCTTCTCCACCCCACTATCTTATTTTATTTCCTTTGTTTGTTTTTTCTGCTTGCTTCTGTTTTTACAAACGTTATCCAACCTTGTAATTGTTCTACTCTTTGTTTTGCACTTACTTTACTCATTATTTTTTATTTATGTTTTAATATACAAATTCTATTTTACTTTTCCAAGCTCTTTTTCAACTTCTTTAATATGCTTACACTTTCTATCTTTTGCTCTCCAAACACCAGGACAATCACAACGTAAAAATCCATTCTTTGTTTCGTTTACCATATATGTTCCACCCCCACTTGAACTTTCAAATGTCCAGCTTTTCAATTCTGGTTGTTTTGGTCGCAATGTCGTTTCCTCTACTTTAATTTTAGGTGTATTGTCAATTACTATAATATCATCTAATGTTGTTTCAGGATGACATTCAATACCCGCAGGCATAATCACTACTTTATCGTATAATCTTGCTATTGCAACAGGTAAATAAGCATGTTTTTCAACAGTATACTTAAATGATCTACAAAACCCCAATGTTATCCCATCGCGTTGTGGGTAAATAGTGGTTTCGTTACTTAAAACTATTTTTGTTTCTTTTCTACCATCTTCGTATTCTAAAACTAATTCCTTTAACATAACCTTTATTTGAATTAAATATACGAAAATAAGTTTAAATCTCCTAGCTTTTAATTTTTTCCTTCAAAAACTTTATTGCTTTAACAATCTCAGCACATCCTTCATACAACTCATGTTTTTCATATATTGGTAAATTACTTTCCAATGTTGTTATAAAGTCATTCCTATCAACTGTTATATCATATATTGTTTGTTCCTGTTCAATTGAAACAGAAAGTGCATGAAGGTGTCTTTTTCTTCCCTTCAAATTTTTCAAAATGGTCTCTACTAAGGCCTTAGATATTCTAATGTCTTTCCTTGAAACCAATTTTTCAAATTCTTCACTATCAAATACATTAATTTCTACTGCCATATCTCTCATATTAAAATAAATTTAAAAACTTAGGATCGATTTCTTTCCCCTTTAATTTACTAAATTTCTCATCATTCTCCAACATCTTTGTAGCAAGCTTCTCAAGTTGTTTCTCCTTTTGCTTGTCATAGTCTTTGACTATGTTTTTATGTTTCTTGTTTTTCATTTCAATGATAAATATTATTTTTTTCTTGAAACTAAATCATATGGATCATCACTTACCTTAGCTTCAAATCCTCCTAGTTCTTCTAACCGTTTTTTAGTATAACTATCTACCTGAAATTCAATAGCATCACTTGTTCTGTATGCACCATGTCCTTCCAACGCTTCAATATCTTTTTCTGTAAATACGTTTCCAATATTCAAAAAATGACAATTGTAACAACATAACTGTGCGTTTCCATTTGTATAATCGTATTTATTTGAATTCAAAAAAACCATAAGCAATGGTATCTTACCATCAACTATCCTTTTTTCACTGTACCCACAATAGTAACATTGCTCTATTATATACCCAGATTCAATTAATTTCCACCTTACTTTATCTGGGTTGAATGACGAGGCATCTACTATTCCATTAACTATTTCCTCAATTGGGGCTATTTTACCAAAATGACTATGGGTCAAAAATTTAGGTATACCTTTACCACTTTGATTTTTATGTAACTCAAATAATGATACTCCCGTTTCCTCGTCCTTATATGCTTTCATAAACGGCTTTAAATGCTGGTAAGAGCAATTTAAATAACGGGCGGCGGCTCTAACTGATCTAGTTGTTTTCATCGCCGCTAAGCATTGTTCTTTCGATATAGGTTTTGGTTTAGCCATCTTATAAATCCTCTAGACCATCAAGTAATGTATTGTCCCAATCTTTCAAATTATCGTCTCCATCATTGTTCATTTCCGTTTTATCTAAAATGTCAAATGATGATTTTTGGTTGTTTTGTTTTTCAAAACGATCAAACTCTTCCGGTTCCATCAAAATAATATCTGTCCAAGTATGGTCTTTTTCTCCAAACATCATTGGTACTCCTCTTTTTGCTCCTGTGGTTGAACATTCAACACACGTTTTTGCACTTGGCAACGCTTTAATCCTTAATGGATTAATTTCATGCCTGCACTTTATACATAATCTACTTTCCATCGTATTGTTTTAAAAATTTATATAATTGGGTTGGTGTTTTTATTATGTGTTTTTTATCGTTTTCATCAATCAAAGGTAATATTGATCCGTCTGGTTCAATGCTTTCAAACACCCACCATAAAATAATAGATGCTTTTACTTCACCATATATTTTTGTTAAGGTCATTTCAAAAACACGTATAAATCTATCTTCATAGTCAACCAAGTTAATGCCCAATGAGCTAACAATAGCAGACGAAGCATCTATTTGACATAGTTCTTCAATCAAAGCCATAAAATACTCTTCTTCTAGTTTTTTAATAGACTTTTCTTTTTCTTTTACTTGAACGCCCTTTCCTATCAATTCGGATAGGTTTTTGAATTTATTTTCTTTTTCGCTCATATTCTTCTACATTAAAAACAGTTAAAAAATCATCAACAGGCATTCGCTTAATGTGTGATGCTATTAAAACAGCGTCATCAAAGTTAATTGCTTCAAATTTACCGTGTGGTTCCTTGGTTTTATCTAATTTGTTATAGTAAATATACTGTTTCATAAAATAAATTTTTGGTTTGTATCTGGGTTGTGGTGAATGTAACTTCCCCATTTATATTTTGCGTATTCGTGTCCTGTTTGTTCTGCTTCTTGTCTTTTTTCTCCATTAGTTGAAATTGAAGCAAAGTGATAGAAGTGACAATTCCATGTTCGAATCATTTTTAAATTTGACATTGAACATTTTAAAAAGAAATCCCAATCTGCTACCATCCCCATTTCAAAATTTTCATCCCATCCACCCAATCGAATAAAATCGTATTTGTTCATGAATATAGGCAATGTTGAACCACATTCTTCTTTTTTATCACCCGAAGCGTAATGATAATCAAACAACCAAAATTTTTCTAGATCAAATGTTTCTGGTGTTGTTCCTAAATCTTCTATAATGAATTGTTTGAACATAGACGGATATGGTTCAATTTGGTTTGGTGTTATAACAGCACCATCTTCCCAATCATCTTCTAATGTTGTATCCCAGAATCTAGGAAATACATTATCGTCATTTACAATTAATATTTTGTCGTACCTTGCATTATAAACACCTAAATTAGTTGCTCTACATAAACCAACGTTTCCTGTTAATTCTAGAACATTAATATGTTCAGCCCATTTTTCAAGTACCTCTTTGTTTATGTCATAGAAACCATCAACAACAACCATAATTTGGTTTTTGTTTTGTTGTCCTTCAATTGCAGAACGTAAACATAAATCAAGTACGTCTGGTTCTTTGTATGTTGGTATTATTACTGATATTAAATGTGGGTTTTCCATTCTTCAACTAGGTTTTCTGGGGTTACTTTATATAATGGGGCTAACCAATTAGTTTCGCCATGGGTGCTAAATGTATTTAAAGGACATAGTAATATACTACCTTTTTCCCTCAATTCCAAGAACATTTGAAAATCATTTGGATGTTTTTCTGAGGTCCATTTTCTTAAAATATCTTCATCGTCTTTTAATGTTTTTACTTTAGCAGCAAAAGTCATAGTTGTGCTATTAAATATTCCAAATAATTGAGTTTCACCTCTATATATTTTAGTTGGATATCCTCCATCTGAATCTACTTCTGGGTTGCCACCTTGAGATGGGGAAATAAATTTATCTGGGTGTAAATAAAGGGTCATGTAAGGTGCTCCTAAATTAAATCCTTCCTCTAATACTTCAGGAGAGCCAGATAAATGTATATAATCGTTTTCTATAAAATAAATTATTTCATCATCAGTGGATTGAAGTGCTTCATCTAATGCTAAATTAAACGTTCCTGCTCCATGACCTACAGAAACATAATTAATATAATCTCTAGAGATATATTTACAAATCATATTGTTTGTCTCCTCAGATATATTATCTGCTATAATTGACCAATCATATTCATTGTAAGGAAATACTTGTAAAGCATTTTTTAAACAATTTTCATTGGTGATGTAATCAGGTTTTACTTTATTGTAACCTGCATCTGATATACGGTATATTATTTTCATAAAGTTTTTATAATGTAACAACCTGCAGGTAACCCTGAATCATCATTGGTATGTCTAGAGTTGATATTTAATAATTGGTCTGTTACAGGATGATTAATAAATTCAGGTAAATTTCTTTGTTTGAAGAATGTTTTAATAGCATCTAAAGTTTCATATAAACAAGAATCATCAAAAATTATATATCCTCCGGGTTGTACTTTATCATATAGCTCTTCTAAGGTTTCTAATGTGGCAGAATATGCGTCTACATCAATTCTTAATAGTGAGATTTTTTCTATTCCAGAAGTTGGTAAAGTATCTTTAACAAATCCTTTCAAAAATTTAATTCTTTCTTCATCACCTAAACCATATGTTTTAAAATGGGATTGAACTTCTTCTAAACTAATAGCTAATGGACCAACAGCATTATGAGTAACATGATTTGTATGTCTTTCTCTATCATAACTATGTTTAGCTATTTCAACTGGTTGGAATCCTTCATATGAATCACATACCCAAATGTTTTTATCCTGGAATATGTAACTTAAGAATATTGAAAATCCACCTCTCCAAACCCCACATTCTACTACATCACCCTCTACCTCAGATATTTTAGGATAATGTTTGAATATTGTTTTGAATTCGTCAGGACGAACCATTGTAATTTTATTGTCAATAAGATCTTGAACTAGATCTTCATAAGTTGTAATTGTTTTTTCCATTTTATTTATATATTATATTTATTTTTTAACCATTGATAACAATCATTTATAAATGTTTGTGTTTGATCTAAACTTTGTTTTTTTAGATCTTTAACTAAATTTTGTACTAGAGGAAGGGTCGATACAGCCCAATCTAAATCTTCTTCTCCATATGCTATTCCATATTTTAAGGTAGGAAAACCTTTTCTCCAATCATCCTTTTCTAATCCTTGTGAAGGAACTACTATTACTATACATCCACACAATGCTGCTAAAGTTGCAATGAATGTTTTGTTACTATAACATATAAACCTTTCAGAATTATTGAAAATAGAAACTAAATAATTAATTCTATCTTCTGAGGAAAGACTGTACATATTATCTAAGCACGTGTCATCATCATTGTGAAGTTTGTTTTCTTTAGTTATAGGGATACCTTTTGTATAATAACAATTACCTTTTCTAGGTAAATTGTAATTTTGAAAAATATCTAAATCAACATCTATAGCTATTAGTTGCCCATCTACGTTTTGGTTGTTTAGTGTATTAAAATAATCTACAAATTTATATACTTTATCTTTGGGGGAGTATAAAGAAACTTGATTATTCATCAACCATCGTATTTTATTATCTATACCCAATATGCTTTGATTGAGATAATTTTGATATGTATGTTCACCGTCTCCTGATGGATAAACAATTATAGTATTTTCTTGAGAATATTCCAATTCTGTTCCCCAAGGTATAGGGGTGCTAGTATAATTTGATTTAGTAGAGTCTGCATATATGTAAGAATTTTCTCCTAACAAATTTATATTATGAGCTAAATTATGACATACCATAGAACCTCCTATATAATCTACATATGTTGGGGTAGGGGAAAATACTATAAAATTTATATTAAAATTATTCATCAATCTTGATATTTCTTATAAAAACGTTTATCTTCTGGTTGGTACCATTCATTTAATGAAGATGGTACACGAGAATAATATCCTAATAATTGTTGGATTTCGGGAGTATATGAATCCATTTTATTATATCCTAGAGCTCTTGGGTAATCAAGTAATTGTTTCATAAATGATTTGCTTACTGTAAATGGAATAGCTCTTCTATTAAGTTGGGTTGTGTTTGGAGCAGATGAATGCCATATGTTAGCATTGAATATTAAAATATCTCCTCTTTTCCCGGTAGCTTGGATAGCATTATTAAAAAATTCTTCATCTGTTGGTTTTCTTTCTTCTAAATGAGAACCTGTAAGAAGATAAGTCCCGCCGTTTTCAATAGTAAAATCATCTACCATAATTAAACAATTAAGCATAATAGGAAAATCACCAGAATAAAATCTTAAGTCACGATGTACTATAGCTGAAAAGTTAGGTTGGTTGGGTAAATTATTTAAAGCACTAAATGAGTTTAAGATACATTTACTATGAAAAAAATTATCTTGTAATGATTGAATAAATTGATTTTCAATTAAAGTTTGTAAAAATTCAATAAATATTGGGTTGCTTAATAAAACATGAAGTGCAACTCCACCTGAGTTAATGTCATTGTTATTGTTTAATTGAATACTTCTATGTTCTAAAAATGCTTTATCCATTTCATCCGATAACAAATTTAACCACCTTTCATCTATTTGATTACGAATAATGGTGTAACCTTGTTCTTTAAGTTCTTGTGATTGTTCTTTTGTCATTTTAAGAATTTTTCAAATTTCTTTCTACTCCTGATTATTTTTGCTGGGTTTCCATAAGCTAGAACATTATCTGGAAGAGATTTAATGACTAAACTTCCTGCTCCTATTACTGTATTTTCTCCTATTTCTATTCGATCTAAAACAGTTACTCCTAATGTGATTGCTGAGAATTTTCCTATGGTTACGTATCCTCCAGTAATTGAACCTGCTGATATGCTAGCAAAATCATGAATGATATTATCATGTTCTACTTGGGCTCCAGTAGCAAAAAATGTAAAATTACCGATTTTAGCTTTAGGGTTGAAAACACACCCAGCCATTGCTACTATCCCAAACCCTAGTTCTGTAGTATTTCCTATAACAACTGAAGGGTGAATTGCATTTACAAAAATAAAATCTGGGATGAGATTAATGATTTGTTGGGAAACTAAATATCTTGATCCATTGTCTCCTATAGAAATAACTCCACCATATATATCATATTTTAAAATTATTTCTTTTAAATCTTCTTGTCTCCCTAAAATTTTATACCCGAATCTTTCACTATCTATATCATGTACCGAATCAATTATACCTACAATATTATATTTTTTTTCTTTTTCAATAATATCTATAGTATAATGAGCTTGATTACCACCCCCAAATAATATTATATTTTTCATTATCTATTGGATTTAGTATAAATTTCAAATTTAGATAAGTCTGGGTAAGGTAGTTCTAGATCATCGTTGTGTTTTGGTTTTCCATCCATGTCATAAAATTGATTCATGAGTAAAAACCCACGTGCAGCTAACTCAGGCATCATGTAAAAATTCCAACCCAACATATCAAAATTATCATCATGGTATGAACATTCACGTCTACCACTATATCTTGCTCTTTTAAACCATAGATATGCTTCATGACTATCCGTTAATATAGCTCCACCTTTAGATAATTTGAAATGTTTATACGGACCTGTAAATGAAATACACATATGTGTACCTGGTTTATACATTTCCGAAGTAAAACATAGAGCAGAATCCCATACATTAGTAGGTTCTAGTTGATAAGCGCCTTTAATGGTTTTACCTTCAACTGGTTTGAATTTAACTTTAGCTCCAGCATGGATTATTTCACATGGTACCGAAGGGTATGTACGAGATGGGATAGTTATTTCTGTTCCACATACTTTTTCATACATTAATGCTAAAAATAAAGCATTTGATTGGTTATCTACAGTTACTACATAAGGTGCTCCTGTATATTCAGCTAAACGTTTTTCAAATTCGTTTGTTATATCATAAACATTTTTCATAACTTAAATATATATAATTAAATTTAATTTTCCAAATTTTTATCTATTATTTCAAACATTTCTTTTGGTTTTTCATGTCCTATGAAATGAATTACTTTAGATTTTTTCAAATATTCCATATCGATCCAATAAGGAAAAACATAATACTCTTGGGGGTTCAAAATTTGGTGAGTTGGAGAAAGAGCATTCATTAATGAATGAAATGATTGTTCCTGAGTATCAATTGTGGTTCTTTCCCACCCAGTTTTTTCAGATCCATCTTCATTGTATATCCCTGAGAAGTCAAAACATGCTAAAAGCATATTGAATGTGGATGGATTCATAAATTCATCAAATATTTTTAAATCAATTCCTTGAAAACCAGCATTTATTCCTACATTTGGATACTTAATTATATCTTGTTGAAATAAGTTAGATAATTGTTGTGCTAAAGATTTATCACATCCTGGGTTAGCTGGTTCAGTTATGCTAAATGGGGTTTTAGTTTCTAGGCATGTTTTTAGTTGATCTAAATCATTGCTATTAAATAACACATCATATTCTATATTTAAAACATAATCATAACTGAATACTCTTCTTAGGTAATGATTGATTAAGATATGGTAGAAATGGACAAAATTAGGGATATTAGAAATAAATTCTTCGTTTCCATACTCACTATTTTTTAGATAGTTACCCATATCTTCTTTAGAGTACCAAAAACATTTATATGGTAATTCATCAATTTTTTTAGACCATTCATCTTCATAATCATGTTGGTCCAAAATAACATGAAATTCAAATTCCAAATTAGGAAAATGTTTTTTTAATTGGAACATAGTATAATATTCCATTTTCCCTTTTTTATGCCAAAGACGAGCTACAGGTATTTTCATTTTGTAAAATATTCGTTTAAGTATTCATGTAAACACACTTTCCAATTTCTCATATAATTTCTATCCAAATCATTTAATGATTTATTTATTAATTTTTCTGAGTATGGGCGTGGGGCGAAGTATTCTGTTTTAAAATAGTCACTATCTACTTTATGTACTGTTAATCCTAAATTAAGATATTCATTTATAGCTACAGCGGTTTCATATCTACTAGCTTCACCTTGACTTACCATATTATATAGTCCGTATGGAAGTTCTTCTTCAATATGTCTTAAAATGGATGAAGCAAAATCTTTAGTATAAGTAGGTACTCCTAACTTATCATCAACCACAAATAATTCTTTAACACCTGATTTGACTTGTTTCATTATTTTATTAACGAATTTTTTATCTTTTTCAGGTCCACCTCCCATCATCCATCCAGCTCTGAATATCCAGTATTTAGGGTAGTCTTGGTTTAATAGAAGTTGTTCAGTAAAATATTTACTTTTTCCATAAGCACTTAAAGGATAAGGTTGATCTTCTTCAGTATAAAATTCTTTATCATTACCAAATATACCGGCAGTACTTATGAAAACATATGGTATATTTAAATCTTTAGCTAAATTAAATAAATGCATAGCAGCAATTGTATTTGTTGAATAACAATCATCTTTTTCTTGCTCACAATATTCTAAATCTACTAAAGCAGCAAAATTTAATATTATATCTGGTTGGTATTCTTTAACTAGGTTAGCAGTATATTCAATATCTCTAATATCACACCATTTAACATTTTCTGAAGTTTCTTTATCTGTTAAGAGGTAATTTTGAGTATCTGTTAGGTTTTGTAAAGTAGTACCTAACATTCCATTAGCACCAGCTATAAAAACCTTTTTATAGTTTGTCATATAAATCGTTTTGTTTCTCTTGTTTACTTATTGTTTTTGGATGATTTAGAGCAAAGTATTCTACATCGGGCATAGCGGTATATGTTTTAAAACCATCTAAACGCTCATGTACTTTGTTTACCCATTGAATCTCCGGTTTATTTTTCCAAATACGCCATTGGTAATCAGGCCAATTAACCCATCCCGCATCATTTACTCTCCATCCCCATTTTGCAATATGTTCGGGAGTTAAACCCTCTACTGTGTTTACTCTTGGTACCATAAAAACATCTATGTCTTCATTTTCAGCTAGTACATCAGGTAAAACCGCTATTAGGTTTTCATTTGGCATTTCATCGGCATCAATTTGGAATATATGATCACCACTGCACAGACTGGATAGTTTATTTTTCCAGTCTGCGAAATGTTTGTTGAATTTTCCTTTATGCCAACTAAATTCTCCATTAATGGAGTGAGTTCGCAGGAATAATTCTATCTCCGGGTCACCATTTACTTCATCGTATAGTATTACTATGTTGTCTTGGATACGTTTGTGCTGAAGTAAAAAGCGCACTAAACGTTGAATTTCTACAAATTCATTACAGACTGTAATTGCATAACTTATTCTCATGTTTTTAATATATGAAACCTTTTTTAAATATCCTACTTGTCTTGAAATATTCCAATATGATCTAAAGCCTCTATATAATCACGTTCAGGGTATACTTTCATATTAGCCATATCCATTTTATATTCCATAAATTCACCGGGTTTACCTGGGATTGGATGATTTGGTCGGTCTTCTTCTGAAAGTTTAATTGATTTTACAGCTGCCCATCCCCAATTTGAAGCATTTCTTCCGTTTGCAAATATCATCCCCAATTCAGGTTCGTTAATTGTATTTGGAATCCAAGTTAAACCTGTTTTTTCATCTACCCAAGCTAAATCTTTATACAACTCAGGTAACGTTTGCATTTGGGCTTCATAAAAATCCTCACCTTCTTTCATTAAGCTGTTAGTCCAATAACCACAACTTAAACTTAGGTAATTTGAAATGTCAGGTGTTACTTGTGTTTTATAACATAAATCCCCTCCTGATTTAGGGCATTGAATTATTTCTTCGTGTTGCATTATGCTTCTACTTTTTTAAGTTTAGGTAATTCGATTTTTTTCAATTGAGGTAATTGCAATGGTACTTGTTTTGGAAATTCAGGTATTCTTTCATTGAAAACACTATTTAATTTCTCTTTCATGTTTTCAAATGAGAATTTTGATCTTGAATGGAATCCTTGACGTTTTGCTTTTTCAAGATATGGTTTATAGTTGTCAAATACATCTTTCAAATAATGTCCTATATGTCCATGATCAACAGAAAACCATTGTGCTTCTTTCATTAACATGTTGTTGGCTGCACTTGGATGAACTTCAGTTAATGTTCCTTGAAGTAATGTAGTGAATTCTGGGTTTAAATAATCAGTATGTCCACTCCAATTTGTTGTAATTATTGGTTTGTTTACCATAGAGAATTCAAGTAACGGACGACCAAAACCTTCTCCTTTAGTTAAATTAACCATTGCTTTAACTTTAGAGTGGTTATATATCTCATTCATCTCCCCATCTGTAAATTCACCATGAAGTAAATATACATTAGGTAAATGGGTTGATTTACATGATTCTTTAATAGATGTAATTTTTTTCAATATCTCATCTCTATCCATATATGAAGAACCTACTTGAGATGTTTTTAAGATTAATGCTGGTTTTTTAGTTTTGTTTTTGAATGTTTCAAAGAACGCTTTAACTAGTAAACCTACATTTTTTCTATCCTCATTTATTTGCCCTTGCATCCAATGTCCTACAAATAGGTAAGCAAAATCTTCCTTAATTGAAGACAAATCAAAATCAGATTTAACAGGTTTGTAAGTATTAACGTCTGCTCCTTCAAATATTACTTCGCTATTTCCTTTCCATTCAATGAATCCCATTGATTGGTTTGTTTGTTGGTCGCGTTTTTCAAATTTAGAACTTTTCAACACATTAATTGTGTGATTTGATGAACCTAATATTAAATCCATTCTACTACAACCTTCTACCCATTCTGCAGGTGCTATTGTTGTTTCAATACCAGCTGTACATCCAATGTTATATTTTCCAACTTTTTGAAATTCATTTGGAACCGTAATTTGCATCCAAATTTCTGGTTGAGATGGTAATTGTGGTGAATTTAACATGTGTTTAGTTAAAAATGACCATTCTGGATTGTTTTTGATGAATCCTTTAGGTGTTGCACCCCATCGTTGAGGTAGGATTTTTACATCATATCTATTTAATTCAATAATCGCTTTAACGATGTCGCGAGAACGTGCTCCATAACCACTATATGTGTCAATCGGGCAACTAATTATAAATGTTGGTAAGCTCATTTTAGTATAATAATTCGTGTTTAATTGTATCTTCTTTTATCTCGTTGCAATTGATTAGCTCATATTTTGAGCGCGGGATCCACGTTGAAAATAATTTATCTATCGCGTCTATTACTCTAGTTCCCATTATTTCTCCGGTAAAACCTGCTTCATTTAATGCCCAAACTCTTCCTGTTTTACCAAGTTCTTTTCTCATTGTTCTACCCAATGCATATACTTCAGAAATACGAGCAGCTGCATCTTCAGCATTACATCTATCATCCCAAATATAAGGTGTTTTAGGTGAACCTTGAATTGATCGGTTTGTTGGATAAACTGGAAATGCCCAGCAACCATGGTTTTTCAATTTGCCAGTATGGTTTGAAGGTAATTTTTTAGTTGGTACAAACCAATTTCCATACTCGTCTTCAAATCTCATTTGATCTTGCATTCCACCGGTTACATTTGCTATTACTACAGTTCCTGCTAAAATTGCCTCTGTAATCGATAGACCCCATCCTTCATTTGAAGTTAACAAGATTTGAGTATCTGCAATGTTATACAAGAAATTCAATTCTTTTGACGATAATTTATTTGTTGAATAATAAATTGCATTTGGATAGTCTTGGAACAATATTTTACGTACTGCCTCTAAATCTGTTCCATGTTCACTTACTATTTCGGTATGTAAAACCATAGCACATTTTTGAGCTTTCTCTTTAGTTAATGTATCCAAAAAATACCTAAATGCAAGCATTGTATCCGGGATTTGTTTTCTTCGAATGTTTCTTGAATTGAAAAACACTACGAAATCTTTTTCTTGACCTGCAAACAATTGATTTCTAAACGCCTCTAATTCTTTTAATTCGTTTTCGTTTTCAATTGGATAGTAATGGTTTTCATTTAAACCATGAGGAACATACTCTATAATTTTTCCTTCTGTTTTATCACCCAATACCAATTCATTAATTAATTTGGTTTGTTTTGAAATAGCTAACAATGCATCACACGATTCATAAAATGCTTTGTTGTACAACGGTGCCGGATAATCATCCCAAATGTTCAAGTAAATAATTGGAATGTTTTGTCTAATTTCATTTTCAATCATAAACAACCACTCAAAATACCTTGGATCCGTGATCAACATAATTGCATCTGGTTTTTCCATTTCAATCAATTGTCTAATTAAATCAGCATCTCCATATCCGTTTGACGGATATACTACAACTGAAGAATCTGTTATACCTGCGTTTGTGTTTGTGTCCGCTGATAGATCTAGGCGTTTGCCTTGCTCGGGGTGGTTAATTGCTCCGGCAATGTTAACCCAATTAAAATGTTGTACTGTATTAAGTACAATTTCACGTGCTACTGTTGCTACACCCGAATGTACTCTAATGTCGTCGCAAATTAAAAGGATTTTTTTCCTTTCGTTTTGTGGTAAATAACCAAATTTTTCTTTCATATAACTGTTAATTTGTTTTAAATGTAAAAAATTTATTTTAGGCTTCCAAACTTAAATCACTGTGATTGTGAACTTGTTTTCTAAAATCTTCGTCTGTTAAATATAGGTGGATTGCTCGTTCACTTAGTTTTTGGAAGCTAAATTTGCGTTTAATACACTCGATTTTAAATTTGTCAAATAAATCCGTATCTATTTTTACGGATGTTAATACTTGGTTTTTCTCACTCATATGTTTTGTTTTTATGTTATTGTATATACATATGGTGATATATTAGTAGGTTGCAGAACAAAAGTGAGTCTTATGAAAAGGACACCACTTACAATTTTCATTTATTTTAGGTTGGTGTTCTACTTCTTTAAATCCGTTCCAATCAAATGCTGTTTCTACAAAATTTTCTATTGATTTAGCTACTTTATTTAATTTTACTTTACCCGAAGCCGGTTTGAATATTTGAACACGTTTAATTACGAAATCTTCACTTTTAAATGGTTTTCGTTTTACAATCATGAATTCTATTTCAATGTTGTCTAAAGGTATATTGTATGTTTCGGAGAAATATTTTTTATATGCTATAAGTTGAAATTGTTTTTGTTCGTTTGATTTTTCTTTTTTACTCCAACCTTGTTTACTTGTTTTTATATCTATGATTTTAATTGAGTTGGTTGGTTCATGATATAAAACAATGTCTAAATATGCCTGGAATATTATGTTTGGGTATTTTGGGTGTGGGGGGAGTATAAGGGGTAATTCAATTCCGGCTAAGTGCCATCCTCGTTTGGAAAAATATTTTCCTTTGTTTTTGGATAGTTCTCTTATTATTTCTATTCCGTCTTCATAGAACTCTCTAAGTTCTCCAGGTTCAGTGAAATGTTGTTTGTTGTTGGATTTGTATTGTTTTTTGTATTCGTTACGTAAAGCTTCTTCTAGCATTTCAGATGTGTTTAATCGGTCTGCTTCGGCTCCACTTTGTTGATAAAATACAGTTAAATATGATTGGATTACCTCATGTAATGCTGTTCCAAAAACAGTATGAATGGTAGAGGTGAATTGTTTATGTCCTTCTTTGTATTGTAGTGACCATTTTTTAGGGCACTCATTGAACATAGATAATTGGGAATATGATATTGATTTTTGGTTTGCGTAATCAATTTCCAATAAAACCTTGTTTTTTATTTCCTTTAATATAGGAGGTAACTTTTTTTTCATTACCTAAAGATACAAAAAAAGCCTGCCAGAGGCAAGCTTTCTTTAAATTTTTGAAATTACCTTGATAGCGACAAGAAGATAATCTCTTGCTATAACTAGCAAACGGTCCTAAGCCGTGTTTTGAATTATTTAATGATTCCCGCTCTAACTTGGAGCATTCTACGTTCATTCATTTCTTCTTGAGATCCAATAATAGCTGCATAATCTATCATCCCTAAAGCTTCTCCTACGGAGCTAAGGGAAATTACATTTTCTGCAACGCGATGTAAATCCATATCGTCTTTTGCATCCTCTCTAGCATATTCGAGTAAACGAATAAATAAAGGAACGTCTAGTTTGATTATGTCTTTTGGGTTCATATTAATTTAATTCTAATTCTTCTGCAGGATATAACTCTTCTTCACCATTATGATCCACTTTATACCAAGGACCATTTAAAGCGCTTTCATCATATGCGTCTGCATCTACTTCATAATATCCAATATCTTCTGATGGGATTGAATTAAAATTAGGATAAACTTTAGTGATCATACCTTCGTCTGTTTCTGCAGAAGCATCTAAAGGGGCAGTAATTCTAATAGTATCACCAACTTTAAACATGTTTCCTTCCATTTCTTCACCTTCTTCTAGATCTTGTTCTCTGTTTTCAAATTTAGTTTCGTATCTTTCACTTAAGAAATGTTCAAAAGCATCTTCGTATGATTCTTTTTCACGTTTAGCAAATGGGCTATTAATAGCACCCATTCCAACAAAGTTTTCATTTAGTGATTCTTTATTTTCAGATGTCTCGTTTTCTTGCAATTTTGCTTTGTATTCACTTTCTGTGATTATACCTGAAAGCATTTGCATACGTAATTGTTCGTTTGTCATTTTTAAGTATTTTATTATAAATATTATAAACCTTTTGTTTCTACGGTTTTTTTCAATTTTTCCAGGTATAATATAGCATCCATATGTTCTTGTTTGGCATGCTCAATCCATTCCAAAACACTTAAATCTTCACGATCTAAATCTACTCCATATTTTTGTTTACCAAATGTTGCTCTTTGTACAAACTGGTCAATAATTGAATCAACTACTGAATCTGTTTGGTTTATTAGTCTAAATACTTTATTCATATTATTTTAATAGTTTTTTTATTTCTTTGTCGTCTAATCCCATGTCATGGAGTATTCTTTGAACACCATGTTCACGTAAAATGTCAATATATTCTTCGGCTTCGCCTAAACCACATTCAAAGTATTTTGCTACATATTCTACCAATGTAGTTGGTTTTTTCTTAGTGGTTGATTTAGTCCACTTGAAAAACATTTTACGTTTTGGGATCATTTCTTTGTAAATCGAGTATATTTGTTTCTTTTGATCATATGGTACAGTTTGGACAAAATTAACCAATTCAATAAAATTTTGATTCATTGAAATAGAACGGTTAACTGTATAGCTATTCCAATTGTCCCAAGACTCCTCTGAAATATCTTCAATAGGAGTCTTAAAGTAGGCAATTTCATCTATCCATTTCCAAACTGTAGGGATATGTTTTTTAGACATCTAAAGTAATATCTTTATATTCGTCACGGATTTCTTTTGGAAGTGAATCTGCTAAGATTTTCTTTGATTCCAAATCGTAAAATACAGGGATAGGCATAAGCATATCTTCGTCTGTTCCTGTAATGAATTTAGATACTTTACGGATTACTACGGCTTGTCCGAATAATTTACCTCCATCAAATCCTTCTATGGATGTTGTGTTTTGAAAGTCAATGTTCAATTTTGGTTGTTCCATTTTATTTATTATTTATTTGTTTTTTCTTTTTTATATTCTATAAAGTCATGTATAAACCCAGCTGCAACTATTATGTTCATTCCAAGCGATACTATTATTTCATGTATATCTTGGTAAACAGTTGTCATTAAATGAATATGTCCTACTGTCCAAAAAGGTACGGACAGATTTTGAGATACCCACGAAAGAGTGTATTTTACAAAATATTTCATATTACATCTATAATCTTTGCAATTGCAGACATTACATTTATTTCTTTATCTATTCTAAAATTTGATTGATATAAATGCTCGTTTAGTATAATTGCAACAGATCCCTCTTTACCTGGAGCGTATTTGGGGGCATATTCAAATAGGTTACGATATAGTTCCTCAAAGTCTTTAACGTTTGAATCTGCTATAATTTGTCTAATTGTAAGCCATTTTTTACTACCTGCTAGTTCTTTCAATACCTCTTTAATGTAGTTGTTTGAGGTTAAGATTGTTTCGTCAAGTACAACTTCATCGTCTTTTACAGACATTTGTAAAACGTTTAACATTTTACGCATGTCGGGATAGTATTTTACAATTAGTGATTTAATGTCTTCTGGTTTGTAAGATACACTAAGTTGATCTGCTAAAATACAAGTTAAATGGTTATACACATCCATTTTAGATGGTGGTGTAATTTTAATTGTGTGGCATCTGGATTGTAGAGGATCAATTATTCGCTCTATAAAGTTACAAGTTAAAATAAAACGTGTTGAACGAGAGAAGGTTTCAATTACATTACGTAATGCGGCTTGTCCTTGAACTGTAATGAAATCGGCTTCATCTAGGATTACTACTTTGATACCTTTCCAAGATGCAGCACTAGCAAACCCCTTTACTTTTTCTCTAATAGTGTCGATTCCATTTTCGTCGGATGCGTTTATATAAAGGTAATCACAATCTAGATTTTTAACTATGATTTTAGCTAATGTTGTTTTACCTGTACCTGCAGGTCCATAAAATATAAAATTTTGGATATCACCTTGATCAAGGTATTTTTGGATTGTGTCTTTGATGTTTTCGTTACCAACATAGTATTTCAGTTCGGTAGGGCGAAAACGTTCTACATATAACGTATTTTCTTTCATAACCATATTATACAAAAAAAGCCTGCCAGAGGCAAGCTTTTCTTTTTTATTCTGAATATCTTTGTGATCTGTAATATGCTTTTTCTAGAGTTTCACCTGGTCCTCTATCTCTAGATTTTCCACCTACATCACCAACTGCAACTTGATACATTGGGTCGTTTATTAACGAATCCATTGTTGCTTTTACTTTAGCTAAGTAATCTTTATACCCTTCGGATATTTTGATTAGTTCTTCTCTTTCTTCTGGGGTGTTAAAGAAACGTCCTAGGTTTCCACTTCCATCTGCTTCCATTTTGTCAGCATTTTTTCTAGTGAATAAACCAACTTGTGAAATCATTTGACCTGCATTGTAATACAAATCTGTTCCTTCTGCTTCGTTTAGCTTACTTTCAGCTAAATACTTTTTTAAATCAAAATTGTCTATCATAGTCCTGCTATTTTTCTCATTCTATACATTCCATAATCAAAATCAACTTCTTCTTTCAATGTTGATTTTTTAACTAAAAGTTTTTGTCTTTGGTCTTTTGAAATACCTGTTACAATTACTTTATATTTTCTTTCACCGTTTATATCAATTGGTTCAATTTCGTATTTGGCTGTTGGAACTTCTCCAATTTCTTTACGTAGTAAATCTCTGAATTTGTCTGCTTTGTCTTTTGTATCTGTAGTTACAGTTAAAGGTGGTACCTCTTCTGCTTTTGCTTTTTCTACTGTTTTAGGTGCTTCACCTCCATCCTGTTCTACATCCACTAGTTGGTATTCAACTTTAGCATTGTCCATGATTGTTTTCAATACTTTAGACAAATATGGTTTTGTTTTGTATGGATTTTCAAGTGTGTATGGGAAAACAATTTTTCCATCTTTTACTATATAGTGAATATCTTGTTCCAATTTACCACCATATTTTTTCAAATTGTCAGGTGTTTTCATTGGGTAATAGTTAGCACCATATTTTCCAATAATATCTTTTGGAAGTAATTTACCGGATAATGTAAATAAATAGTCGTTTATGCTACCATCGTTTCCTTCAGCTTGCCATTTTTCGTATCCAGCTTGTGCTTCAGCTTCAGCTTTTGTCCACGCTTCTGGTACTCTGTTTTTGATATCAATTATTTTGAATGCTTTTTCGTCGTCTGAACGTGTATCCCAGTCTTTCCAAGCAGCTCCAGCTTTTTGTGCAGGAATTGAAGGTCCAAATGCTTTTTTAATAGCTTCAGGATTTCGCATGTTTTGTGCGTAAATACCGTAGTTTTTAACGTCATCCATTGCTTGCAACGCAGCATCTAAATTTGTGGGTTGAACGGCAAGATCGTAACGAACCTTTAATTGGTTCATTCCATCTTCATCACCTTCAATTTCACGTAGTATATCAGTCAATTTCATAATTATAAATATGTAAAAAAGGAGACCCGTTACTGAGGGTCTCCATATATGTTAAAGCGTTTAACTGGTTCGGGTTGAATTTCTTTCTCTTCGTTTCGTATAACATAAAGTTTACTATCTAAAGGAGATAAACGGAATTCAGCCTTTATTTGATTTTTTTCAAACCATGCCTCTAAAGCATCAGTAAGTGACTTGTGAATCACTTTACTTTTATCTCCCACGAGTGTCCAGGAATCTCCTGGAGGTACTCGTGTTGCGATAAGTTCATTATATTCTATTACTTGTAGCATATATTACATCATTCCCATCATAGGATCCATTCCAGTTTCTTTCTTGTCTTCTGGGTTGTCTACTACGACACATTCTGTTAGTAGAATAGTTCCTGCAATTGAAGATGCATTCAATAAAGCGTTTTTAGTTACTTTATGTGGATCAATTATACCTGCTTCTTTCATGTCAACAATAGTTTCTGTTTTGATATTGAAACCACTCCAAACACCATCAGATTTACCAATTTCCATATTGATTGGATACATATCACGTTCATCGTAACCTGCATTTTTCAAAATAACTTCAAATGGTTTACCACATGCTCTATAAACTAATTTTTTACCGTAGTTAAAATCATCTGAATCGGTTTTCTTGTGAGTAATACCTTCACGTGCATATAGTAAAGCTGAACCACCACCTGGTACAATACCATCTTCTAGAGCACATTGTGTAGCATGTAGTGCATCGTCTACTCTATCTTTTTTCTCTTTCATTTCAGTTTCAGTACTTCCACCTACGTGAACCAAAGCAACTCCACCTACAAATTTAGATAAACGTTCTTGCAATTTTTCCATTTCAAATGGTGTTTTTGCATTTTCGATTTGAGATGTAAGTGATTTTACACGTTCTGAAATTGCATCTTCAGTTCCGTTACCATCAATGATTGTAGTTTGTTCTTTAGTTACTGTAACTGTTTTAGCTTCACCAAACCATTCCCAATTGAATTTGTCTAGTTTCATACCTTTGTCTTTATCAAATACAGTACCACCAGTCAAAATTGCAATATCTTCTAAAATCAATTTTCTACGCTCACCAAAGTCAGGGGCTTTAACAGCACATACTTTTAAAGTACCTCTCATTTTGTTTACAATAAGTGCAGCTAGTGCTTCATTGTCTACATCTTCTGCTATAATTAGCAATGATTTTCCTTTTTGAGATACACCTTCTAAAATTGGAAGCAATTCTTTTACTTGTGTAAAACGTTGATCTGCAAGTAAAATATAAGTATCTTGTAAAAGTGCAGACATGTTATTGTTGTTAGTAACAAAATATGGAGATTTGTAACCTCGGTCAAATTGAATACCTTCTACAACTTCTAAATATGTTTCGTCTGTTTTAGATTCTTCAATGTAAACTACACCTTCACGTCCTACTTTTTCCATAGCACGAGAAATCAATTTACCTACTTCTGGGTCGTTATTAGCTGAAATAGTAGCAATTTGTTCAAGTTGTTCTTCGGATGTAATTTTCTCTGAGTTTTGTTTAAGTGTTTCAAGTACTTCTTTTACACCAGCATCAATTCCACGTTTGATTTCAACGGCATTTGCTCCTTCGTTTAATTTATTTAAACCACCTTTAACCAATTCACGAGCTAATAATGTAGATGTTGTTGTTCCATCTCCAGCATGGTCTGCTGTTTTAATAGCGGCTTGTTTAACTAATTGTGCTCCTAAATTTTCAATTGGATCTTCCAATTCCGAAATTTGTTTTGCAACTGAAACACCATCTTTGGTTGAAACAACCATTCCATTTTCAACGTATACAACGTTTCGTCCGTTTGGACCTAAAGTTGCTACTACTGCATCTGCTAAAGTATCAATACCTTTAACTATTTTTTTACGAGCATCTGCTCCAAATTCAATTCTCTTACTCATTGTCTGTTATTTTTGCTAATATTTGATTTTCTGGTCCTATGTAATATTCATCTCCATTAAATTGTAGTTTAGTGAATCCCATTGTAGGTAATACAACTACATCCCCTATGTTTACTTCACATGGGATGAATGTTCCTGTTACTGTGTGTTTACCTGGTCCAACTGCTACAATTGTTCCTTGTTCATTTCGATCTTTACCTGCATCTGGGATGAAGATAGATCCATACATTGTTTCTTCTGTTTCAAGCGGTTTAACTATAACCGCATCAAATAACGCTTCTAATTTACTCATAATTCTATTTTGTTTAACATTGTTTCCATTCCTTCTTTAACTGTGTTCCAAGTATCAATATATTCTTGGATAGATTCATATTCATTTTGATTTTGGTAGAATTTTTCTTTGGCAATACGATTTAACGCATTTCTAAAGTTACTGTAGTAACCTAATGTTTTTTCAATTTCTTTACCAGTTGCTTCTTTCCCAGCAAACCCTCTAGTTGAAACAGATTTTTCTATTACTGTAAAATTGGTTGAATCTTTGACAATATAAAATGGTTCCATTGCAGGATCCTTAATTGTACATAAGTTGGATTGTGTGTCATTCTCGTCTCTAGCGGGACGACCGCGTCGTTTGGTTTCTTCCATAACTAAATTTAAATTTATAACTATAATATACGAAAACTAATTTGGATATCCAAATTTTATTATACATATTAGAAAGCACTTTCCTCTCTGCGAACCATATAGTAAGTACTGGTTGTGTCTTCTGATTTGAATTCAAGTTTCATTAAACCTTGATAGCTAATCCAAATACATCCATCTTCTAGGTCTTTATTTTCCTTTAGTATGTTTTTGAACATATCTGAATTGAATGGGATTTCGATTTTTTCCTGTTTGATTTTACCATACATTTGGTATGTGATTTTATTGTTATGTCCTTGTTCGTCTCCGAAAGTAAACACACACATATCATCTCCATTTAAGTCTTTATCAACAGAAATAGCCATTGAACCAATACCTGCTAAAGCCGATTTAGCTTTAACTAAATTATCAACGTGTTCTTTTTCTAAAGGTAAACATGCATCCCATTCTGGTTCTGTAGCCGTAGCTACTTTTCCAATTAATAAAGGATCAGCTAAAGCATAAGTTAAATTAAATGAACTGTCAGCAAAATGCATTTTAGTGTAAACGGATCTGCCTTTCTCTAAACTAAACATCAAATCACCTGAAGTGATTCCAATTAAATTTAATAATTTTTTAGTGTCAAATATAGCTAATTCACTGTCTTCAATATCAATATTGTTGTGAGTGATTTTACCTATTACCTCTTTTGAAATTGACATAAAGTCAATTGTTAAGGTTTTGTCTTTGATTTTCCACCTAACGGATTCGTTTTCGCCTAGGTAGTATTTGTTTATAACCGATTGTAGAACTAATTTATTTACCATGTGTTAAAGATAAGAAAAAGCCTGCCGGTAGGCAAGCTTTTCTATAAGAGTTTATTTAAATTTAATAAGCTAGATTTGAAATAAAATCAGATAACTCTGGACTAATGTCAACTGCATCGTAATCATCTCCAAATTCTACTACTAATTCTTCTTCAAAATCTTCTTCAAAAAATCCAGCATTTTGAAGATCTTCTATTTCTTCTTCAGAATACTCGTTCATTATCTCATTTAATCTTTTGATAACATATCGTTTAGTAGTTGCATCTAAAGGAATTGTAGGATTTTCTTCTTCTTCTATTTTTTCTTTATATTGGCTTTCTGTAATTACTCCAGCCAACATTTGCATACGTAGTTGCTCTTGTGTCATTTCAATTATTTTATTATACATATTATGAAAAGTTAAAAAATTTAGCTTTAAATGGGTTAAGAGCAAGTTCCCAACCTATATCAGAGTAAAGGGTTTCTAATTTGTTTCGCATCACACTATCAAATAAACCATCGCGATCAATATATTTGTTGATCAATTCAGTTATGTCATCTGGATCGTTATAGCCGTTATAGCCTATAGCATCAATTTGGTATGGGTTTGATTTTAGATTAGCTATATACATTTTATCTCCAATTGTAAATTCAGGATATTTGACATTGAGTTTCTTGTATTTCAAGAAATCATTATATCTAATGGCTGCTTTAGTATTTACCGGACATTTTAATTTTAATTTAGTAAATAATTCACCAGGCATTGGTCTGCGTTCAATGTATTCACCCATTTTCTTCAATCCAGTTGGTTTGAGTAATTTGATCCATTCAATTTCACCTACCATTTTCTTGAATTCCATTACGTCTTTGTCTATATCTGTTTTAGATTTACCAAATAGGATATTTTTAATTAAATTTTCTCCAAAGTCTCTAAATAGGGGAGGGAAATTTGATTTCATAATGTCCAATCCCTTCATCTCTAGTTCCTCAAGTGACACACCCTCTTTGTTTACAATATACATTGCATAACGACGTTTTCCCGACCAATACGCTTTTTCAGCGATTACCTCTTGCTTCAACACAAAGTGATGTTTACCATTCATATTGAACAGATCCTGCGATATACTATTTAAATTATCGTTTGCTACTTGTTGGAGTTCTTCTGTTAATGTAAGTAAACGGCTAATTTTTTCTTCACGATCTTCGTATTTTAAATCTGGGTTTCTGTGTTTTAGCAGGTCAGTTAATTCCATATACAGGGAATCTGTATCGGATGCAATTACAAATGTTTTTGGTTCAATTTCAAGTTGATCTGAAATGTATTGGTTTACAAATGTAATGGATTCCTTCGTAAGTCTCTGTCCGCTGTTTGTAATAGCAGCAGAACATATTTTAAATCCATCTGTAAAACGCCAAGAATTAATTGCGTACGTACCATATAATGCATTTTGTAAGATTTTAAATGCCATTTGGTACAAGTCATATAATTTATAATTTGCCCAATCTTCTTGTTTACCTGCAGTTTTCTTAAGTGCTCTATAGTGTTCTCGTTTATCAAACCAATCCTCTAGTACTTCACATGCTATACTTTTAATATCGGTTCTAAAAAATGCTCCACTAGCCGATATTGTCCATTCATTGTCTTCAATTAACTTAATTAAAGCACCAATAGCTATAGTAGCATCCTTTAACTTGTATGAATGTTTATTTAATTTTTGAATATGGATTTTTTCTTCGGGGTCACGTTGTTTTAGTTGCTCAAGTGAATTGTACTGTTCGTAATTGTTTTTTGTAACGATTCTACCAACCAATGTTTCCACACCCAAATTCAATGATTTAATAATCGAAGGATATAGTGAGGTAAAGTCAAGGTCACTTACGTCTGAATATAACCCAGGTATAGGGTCGAGTAAATATCCTCCAGCATATGAATCTTTTTTACGGATTGATTTTGGAAAACGATTAATAAACTTACCAGCTGCTGTTTTAACGATGATTTGATCTTTGTCTATGTTGTATACAACACCTTCAATAGTTGGGGTACCTCGTTGATGTATAACGTGATCTCCAATTTCCAACTCTCTAATTGTAGGGTTGGTTGTTGTTGGTTTATTTGGAGCAATTATACCTTTACGTTTTAAATAAGTTAAAATAGCACCTTCGTTCAATGTAGTATTGTAGTAAATTGCTTCGTAAGGTGTATGGCATAGATGGGAAATCAAAATAGTTAACTCAATAAATTTCTGTTTTTCCTCTAGCGCCTCTATAATTTCAACATCTCGAATGTTATAGTCTATAAATTTATTTGGATCTTCTCTAAATAACGTATCTAAATTACCATTGTATTCTATTTTCCCCATCTTAGCGTACTTGGTTCCAATGTCACCTAATTTGTACGAGGATTCTTCCTTCATAATATACTTACGAAGCAACAACATATAATCTAAACTACTAACTAAACCAATTTTAATTGGGGAATTTGGTTGAGATAATGTTTCTGTAATCTTTTTTATTGGAGATAAACGATATACATCATCTCCTAGACGTTTTTTAATTCTGTAATATAAATACGGGATATCAAAGAAATCACTATTGTATCCTACTACAATTGTAGGGTCCATTTCTTCCCATTTATTTAAAAACTTACGTAATAGTGTATTTTCGTCTTTACAAGGTATAACCTTCTTACCATCTGAATCGATTTCCTCTATTTTACTTTGTTTATCTAAAATAAAACATATTTTCTCCTTGGTTGAAGTATCAATTAAAGCAATTGCTGTTATTTCAGCATTTGCCTCTCTAATTGTTTGTGGGGTAAGTGCACCTAGAATTTCAATCTCAATATCCAGATAAACTGTATTGTGATATGAAGGCATTTCATCAGTTTCTGAATATAAATCTCGAAGTAAGACTAGTTCACGGTCAATATCTTTTTCAAGTATAGTTGGATCGTTTCTGTCATATCTTCCATTGATGGGAGAACACTTATCACCAAATAGTGTTTCGTGTTCTCCATATTCATCTAATTTGTATAAAGTAGGCCAATATTGGAATTGGTGGATTCCTTTTTTATCATCACGTAGATAATAATGGTATTGGTCTTCACCGGGGAGGCGATTGTAAAAAACTGATTGGTACAAAACTTTTATTTATTTTAGTTAAAAAACTGTGTTAAATCGGGTCTAAAGTATTTAATGTTTTTCATTACTTTTCTATCACGTGTTCTATAGACGATATAATATCCGCCAATCTTTTCATAGTGACACGCCTCACCTTGCTCTTCGGAACGAACTCGTACTGTTTCTTGTGCATCTTCCTCACTTGAACAAGCCTTGCTAAGATTGGACGCTTGTACTTCTTGATATGCGGGCCATACTTTATTCTTAAGGCCATGTAGCATAGCGCCATTGCCAAGCGAGACATAGGTAATGTCACACAAAGCATCAAGAACTTCAACAATGTTCCCGGTTTCGCACGCATGTTTATATTCCTCGAGTTCTTCCAAAATAAAATTATAGACAAACATCCACTCCTTCTCATTGGGGATGACCGGTGTATAATTATTTGGTTTTCCCATTACTGTATTGAATTCTTCTACTTCAGATACAAAAGGAACATAATTAGATTGGGATTTTGCCTCTTCAATTTCTTCTTTTAATCGAGTCCATTCTTGAATTACATCATCTCCAAGTTCAATTTTGGACATTACTGATAAATCTACAACTTGGTTTCGCAGTAAATTAATTAACTCGTCTTGTTTTTGTTCTAGATATGTCATATTAAAATGGGTTAAAATCGTTTGAGTTAGTTGAATGAATTGTGTTTAAAGCTTCAAGTTTATCCTGGGCATCTGCTAGTTGAGTTACAAACTTATCCATTTCTTCTAAATGTTGTGGGTGTTCTCCGATTCCAACTGAACTTTCAAAGTAAATTGCTAGGGTTGCTTGTGCTTCTGCGATTTGAGCTTCATACTTTGCTTCTAAAGCTCTGTATAGTAATTGTGATTTTGTCATTTTATTTTTCTGTTAAATAGTAATATATTCTTTCTTTTACTGTGTCTTTCCAAACATTGATTCTTGCTTGAGAAAAACTATCTTTTTTCTTAGGATCAATCAAAATGTGAAGATTACCTCCTAACTCAGCATCCAATAATTTTAATACTTCGTCTTTAGATTTGATGTCCACCGTTATTTATTTTTAATGAATCAAAGAATTCTTTACGTGCTTCGTTTCCATTTTCCATAAACACACCTGATGCTTTGGTTGTAACCATAGAAGCGCCTTGGTGTTTAACACCTCTACAAGATACACAATTATGTGTTGCTACTGTAGTAACGATTACACCTCTATTTAATTCACATATTTTGTCTACTGCTTGGTGGATTGCTGAAGTTAATTGTTCTTGGATTGCTCCTCTACGGCCAAAATGTTCTACAATTCGGTTTAGTTTAGATAAACCAATTACTCTACCTTCGTTTCCAACAACATAACCAATATGTACAACTCCTCCAATTGTTTGGTGGTGATGTGAACACATTGAAGTTAACGGGATATTTCGTTCAATTACTATACCGTCATATCCATCGGATGGAAATGAAGTAATATCAGACATCGCATTATATCTACCAGCAAATAAATCGAACACGTATGCCTTAGCTACACGTCGTGGTGTTTCAGATGAATTTGGATCGTTTTTCCAATCAACACCTAATGCTGTTAAGAATTGTCCATAAGCAACTTCTGCTTTATCAACCATATCCCATTTTTGTCCTTCGGTAAAGGGGAATCCAGGAGCAACTCCATTCGCGAAACCTGTTTTAACACACTCTAAATCGGTGTGGTTTTTTCTACGTTTGTTTTCTGTCATATAACTTGTTATTTTGTACAAATGTACGGATAATTTTTAGGGGAAACAAGGATTTTTAAACACCTCGTTTAGTATCAAAGGCAATAATATGATCTCTACCAGTCATGTTATATCCTTTTTCAGCACACATATCAAATACAAGTGGATACATTTTAATTAATTCTTCTCTAGTATCACCTGCTGGCATAATATATGTTTTATTTTTTGGGATATTTAACAACACACGAAATTCTTCAATTTCTTCTAGATTATATTCGGTACCATCCCACACGGGTTTGTAATGGTAGTCAGTATGGTATGCTAGTGTTTGTTTAATAGTATCGTGTTTTAAACGAAATTTATTGTGTTGATCAACCATTTTTTGGTCTACAATATTCCCAAGAGGTGTAGTAACACCAACCACAGGGACGCTGTTATCAAATTTAGGGCTAAGAGAAATAAGGCCAATAGGGTAATGTGTTTCGAGAAAATGGGACCCTTCGGTTTCAATAGTGATAAGAATATTTCTTTCATGTGCAAAATAAGTTAATTCGTTTACAAGTTTTGGATGCATTGTTGGAGAACCACCAGTTAACATCATTTCTTTAATATGAGGGTTCTCGTCATATATTTTTATAATATCATTAAATGTGAATGTACCTTTTTCTGGGTGTATTGAAGTATACCAGCTGTCGCACCATCCACCTTCTCCAAAGTAGCAACGGTGTGTACATCCTGTTGTACGTACTGCGATTGTAGGGCGTCCAAAGCGAGATCCCTCACTTTGAACACAACGATACAATTCTATTATTGGTAATACTTTGTTATAGTCTTCTATTCTTCCTAATTTTGATTCCATAAATTTTTTATCTGTGATTCTGTTAAAACTCCGGCTTGTTTACTTGCAACTTGCCCATTATTTAATATAACAATTGTAGGTACATTTCTTACACCATATTCGGCAACTAATTGAGGACTCGCATCTACATCAACAAATTGTACAGGTAATTCACGGCTTACTTGTTCCATGATTGGTTTGAAATTCTTGCACGGTTGACACCAACCCGCAGAGAAATAAAGTATTTTTTTCATTTTGTTAATAAATATGTAAATTTGATGTTACCAAATGTAGTAGTAACTGTATAGTAATTATTGTCCATTTTTTTTATTTTTTTGGTATTCTTTATCTGCTTCCAAAAGTATTTTTGCTACTCTAGGACTAAATGGTCCTATTGTAATTGGAGGAACAGGTTTAAGTTGTTTAAACTTTTTATTCCCCATAAATTGCTGAGTTTTTATTATGTTCGCTAAATTCTACTTGGGTAACACGTACTCTGTTATTTGTTTCTTCTAGTACAAATGCATTTACTTTGTCGTAAATGTATTTTGCAAATTGTTCTGCTCCGGTAGCTGGGATAATTCTTAATTGAATTATTCCTTTTATATGCATACCTTCAAAAAAGTTAAGGTGTGGATCATCTTCAGCTATAATTGTAGTGTGATCAAACATATGATCCATCCACATTTTAGGATTCATTCCATCAATAGTATTTTTAGCACGTTTCATACCGCCAAAATCCCATACCCAATTTTTTTCATCTAGTTCACCTTCAAATATGATTTTGAATGAAACACCATAACCATGTAAAAACGAACAATGAGTTCCATCTGCTTTCCATTGACGGAATACTGTACTGAATCCATCAAATATTTTTGTTGATTTAAATTTTGCCATTTTAATTTGTTTTATTCTACTATTTCATAAGTTAAGTCAAAGATATCAGGTTTACATGGATAAAATTCTCCTTTAACACCTCTGATAATATAATCGTTCCAAGACAATTCCATTTTACCTTCTAATGTGTTAATAAAATGTTTTACCTCATCTTCATCTGTATTTATTATTAGAGTATCACCTAACATTTCATAAACTTGTTCAATGTTATCAGATACCCATTGAATTGCTTCAATCTCTACTGGTTTTTTTCTATATATTCCCATTTTATTTTTATTTTTATATTCTTTTTCTATTGGTTTTTCTATTTCAACTGTAATATATTCTGGAAAGAACATATTTAATCCTACTCCAGTGCATATTTTTATTGTGGTTTTGTTTTTCTTTGCCATAACTTTTTGGTATAATTCCCAATCTAATATACAACTATCCTGCATGACTTTCAAGTACTTTTGTTACTTCATTTACTACGTGTTCCCAAGTTACAGGACCTTCTTCATCAGCATATCCCACAGGATCTTTACGGCCTAATTTAATAAACGCCTCTACTCGCTCAACTGATGATGCTGATTTATAGTCACTAAACCATTTATGGGTATAGGTTTTTCTTTCAGGATGATCTGTATCTTCCCACACTGCAAATAGGATTGGTTTGTATGATGTATTTGTTCTTGAATATACTTTATTAAAATCTAAATCTAATTCTTCACATAACGTTTCTCCATCTTGTAAAATGGTAAATTTATTTCCTTCAAGGTATGGTGTAAAATAACCTACTTTTTCAGATCCCCAATTCCCTACTCTAAATGCATGGTCATCTGCATCTCTAAATTCTTGTCTGCAATCAGGATAAATTGCATGATCGCCTGCATGTATTCCTAAAGCAATATCGCATTGTTCACCTGTTTTTTCTGCAATTGAAAGTGCAATTGCTTGAACGATGGAAGCAAATATTTTGTTTCTATTTGGAACAACTGTTGCTTTCATGTTTTCTTCAGCATAGTGTCCTTCAGGTACTTCATCTCCACCTGTTACAAGTGCTGAGTTAAGTAGGGAAGATAAACCATCAAGTATAATTTGACGATAACGAATAATGGTATATACTGTTTCTCCATTAATCTCAATAGGTTTTTCAAATGTATAATTGATATAATTTACCAATGATTCAGCTCGTTCAAGCTCAACTCGATGCTTTTGTCCATAATCAAATGAAATTGCTGTTACTGTATCGTACTCTTTCAAGCAGCGAAGCAACAATGTACTGGAATCCATTCCTCCAGATAGGGATATTACTACGTGTTTCATATTATTCATTATTTAATTTATCGTATTCTTCTTTGGTCATTCCTCCCATCAACATATAAGCTTCAAAGTCAATATCCAAAAGTCTCCAATGATTATACCATTCTGATTTCCAAACTTCACGGTACTCTTCAAATGTTTTTGAATCCATGTTTAAAATGGTAAATCGTCATCAGCAAGATTTCCTGTCCAATCATGTCCTTTAGGCAAAACATCTTCCGTTGGTTTTCTAAAATAAAATTCAAGAAAATCTTTTGGATATAAATGTACAGAACCTGTATATTTTGGATTTGATATTTCTCTTTCTTGTGGTTTAATACCACCTTGGTAAGCTGCTTGTGCAACTTGTCCTCCTAGTTCTTTACCTGCTGGTTTTCCTAGGTAATCATATAAACTTAAGTATTCCATATTATAAATTATTTATTTTTCTAAACATTTCAACATTGTATTCTACAAGATCTTCATTGACAAAATCTAAACTTACGTCTTGATATTTGTTCATATTGGCTACTGGTTTGGAGTTAAGTCCCATTTTTGTATATGGCATTTCCCCAATTGCAGCCATAATGGGATTTGAGGTATCAATTGATTCAATGAATTTAAAGTTGCTATACATTCCAAATTCAATAGGAGAAGCAGTTCCAAGTAAGTGTACGCGATCAAAATCTGTTAGTGTTTTATTTTTATATAAAGTAGATATAGCCATAAATCTACCAATTGCTTTACCCAAATCCTTGTTTGGGTGTGGACACAAGTCATTGTAATATGAAGCACCGTATGAATATGCTATTTTCTTGTATCCTAAATCTTTATATGATAGAGTACAAAGTGTTGCTTCATGTAAATCCTTTGCTTGAACTACAGCTACCTTTAGTACTTCTTTAGGTAATTTAATTTTAGACCATTGTTTTGCATTTACAACTGAAGCTGTATGGTTTTCCCATACGTCTGGGACTATAAATTCATTTGGTTTAATTTCATTTACCCAATACAGTAAACGTTCTGTGTTGTATGCTTCTCCAAGTTCATGGAGTGAATTGTCCATTACAATGTATCGACCCATTTCCTTTGACTTGTAGAAGAAATTGCGATATTCTTCGTTTTCGTCCATTAAATGAGGTAAACAATAATCATAATCGTTAAATTCTCTACTTGAGTCAAGTAGACAAAATGGTACTTCGTGTGATACTTTTACTTTTTTCATATTAATTTAATGCGTAATTAGATTCTGTTGCTTCTTCGTATACACCATCAGCACTTGCAAATCTGTCTGCGTTATATCCATACCACCGTAATCCCATTTTAGTCATACCATAGTTGTTTATACCTGCTATAATGTAAACTCGTTGATCAAAGTTATTTAGAAATTCATCTTCAACTTCATATTCCTTTCCTTCAGTTAAATTTGAACCTTCAGGTAGTCTTTTATCATTTATACAAACTACTTTCTTCATTTAATCGGTGATTTTTTAATTTCATGGAAGATATGGATTGCAGCTTCTAAATCTTGTTTGTTTTGAGGGATTTCCCTTAGTGGAGATTTGTATTCAGTAACAGTTCCATCAGGTTGAACTGATCTAGATACTCGAATGCCTCTTCTGTGTTTGTATGGTTTTTTAGCAAAACCTAATTCACGTAAAAGTGATAATAATTTGCTTTTAGCTTTTTTTCTTGTAGTCATAACTTTTATTTTTATACCTTTAATATACGAAATAAAAATATTAACTCCAAGTTTTTTTACACGTAATTAAATTTTTCGAAATACCATTTGTAACTTTGTTTAATTAAGTCACAATTTTGGAAACCTAAAATGCTAGTATAGTCTTGTGCTACTGGTTTTATTGTAGGTTGGATTTCGTGGTCTCCAAATATTCCATGTATAACATCGTTTTCGTGAGTTAATTGTTCTACGTTTTCAAAGTCATGTTTGAAATATGGAATTTCAAGATAATTGTATATCCGTTGCATTTCTGCCTCTGGGTTTGTGGTAAAGTCCTCGAATCGAATAAATAGAAAATGTGAATCATATCCTTGTTGGATTGAATCTTTTAACCACTCTAAAGCAGGACCAATTGGAGGTGCAACGGAGAAATGTTGCATACGATTATCCGTAGTCATGTTTTTAAGTTGAGCTCCGTTTACAATTTGGGGGTCTTTGTGTGGATTTTTTCTGTAATTTTTTTCCATTGAAGCAAATACTCCCCTCAAATCTCGAACCATTACTATAGCTTTTGCTCCTGGTTCAATAAAGTTAGCAAAACGGAAATTGCCCGTCCATGCTCTACTTTTGTCTATAACGTAAGGGCGATCTGTGATTGCATCAAAGTATCCATATAGTCCTGCTTTACAGAAACCATGGAATGCTTTTTCCATTTCTTTTGGATCTTGTGCTTTGAAAGCATCACCTGTTGAATAAAGTGAACGAGCCGTTAATAAAAATTCTATAACACCGGAAGTTGGAGTAGAATATATTTCGGGATTTTGCATTAAAACATTTTGCAATAACGTTGAACCTGCTCTTGGGAGAGAGGCATTGAAAAAAACCTTTTTTACCATAAAATTTTATTGGATCATTAATAATCGATATGTATTTCCGTTTAAATTAATTGCTAAAGTATGAGTTGAACTTGCACTTGATTCTGTTGCAATTGGTCCAATTGGATAATCTTGAGAGCCTAAAGCAAACTGTCCATTATCTGTTGCTGCAGCTTTTGCTCCAAGTATAACTGAACCGGAGAAATCATTTGATTGGACTTTATATCCTAGACCTGAGTTGTGGGTTCCTGTTGTATTTGAAGATAAAGCACTGTTACCTAAAGCAACGTTATATTGTCCTGTTCTATTTTTTTCTAAAGCACTTGCTCCTAAAGCAACGTTATTAGTTCCTGTTGTATTAAAAACTAAAGCACTTGCTCCTAAAGCAATATTAGCAGTTCCTAAGGTATTTTGTTGTAAAGCATTTGTACCTAAAGCAATATTAGTACTTCCTTCTGTGTTTGATTTTAAAGATTGATATCCTAAAGCAATGTTAGAGTTTCCTGTTGTATTGTAAAATAAAGCACGTCTACCTAAAGCAACGTTATTATATCCTGTTGTATTGTATTTTAAAGTACTTTCACCTAAAGCAACGTTACTATTTCCTGTTGTATTGTATCTTAAAGCATTTTCTCCTAAAGCAACGTTACTGTCTCCTGTTGTATTTGAGGATAAAGCACTTGCTCCTAAAGCAATGTTATTGGTTCCTGTACTGTAGGTATAACCCCCATACCCATCAGATATTTTTTGTCCCGTTAATGCATTTGGTCCTATTGCTATGTTTGGTTTGTTGGTTTGGAAATATCTTAAAGTATATGCTCCTAAAGCAACGTTATTGGCTCCTTCTGTATTTGAGGATAAAGCACTGTTACCTAAAGCAACGTTATAATTTCCTGTTGTATTACTATATAAAGCACTATCACCTAAAGCAACATTTTGATATCCTGTTGTATTTGTTTGTAAAGCACGTGGTCCTAAAGCAACGTTATTGTTTCCTGTTGTATTTGCAGTTAAAGCATTTTGTCCTAAAGCAACGTTATAGTTTCCTGTTATGTTACTACCTAAAGCAGTATTTCCTAAAGCAACGTTATAGTTTCCTGTTGTATTGTATAATAAAGCACTTGATCCTAAAGCAACGTTATTAGTTCCTGTTATATTTTGTTGTAAAGCACTTGCTCCTAAAGCAATGTTATTGGTTCCTTCTGTATTTGAAGTTAAAGCACTTAGGCCTAAAGCAACGTTATTAGTTCCTGTTGTGTTATTAAATAACACGTTACTACCTAAAGCAATATTAAAGTTTCCTGTTGTATTTGAATGTAAAGTAAGTGGTCCTAAAGCAATATTAACACTTCCTTCTGTATTATCATATAAAGCATTAAAGCCTAAAGCAACGTTGTTGTTTCCTATAGTATTTGATTGTAAAGCAGAAGTACCTAAAGCAACGTTGTTGTTTCCTTCTGTGTTTGAAGTTAAAGCACTTAGGCCTAAAGCAACGTTATTAGTTCCTGTTGTATTTGCAGATAAAGCACTTGGTCCTAAAGCAATATTATTACTTACATTTGAACCACCTAAACCAAGAGTTAATAAATTTACTGTTGTAGCTGATAGAGCATTAACAACTGCTAAACTTTCTATAGTACCATCTACTGGGTTGCCTGTTCCGTCTTGAATTTCGCCTCCATCTACTTGGAGTACTCTTTGATATGATTCACTTATGGATTGTCCTGCGAAATTTGCCATTGAAATATAATTTTGTTTTACTATAATAAATATTGAAGAAATATTAACTCCAACCTTTTCCAGTAAAAATCATTGCTTTAATTTTTTCTTGTTCAAGAAATGTTAAATATTTAAAAAATCGTTTCATATTAATTAGATAAAGGTGCTTTAATTGATGGGTGTGATTGATAGTTTTCAATTTGAAAATCCTCAATCAACATAGACAAAATGTGAGTATCTAAACCACAGTTATCAACCCAATATTGATCATCTATTTTAAGTTTAGGTAATACATATGGTTCTCTTACTAGTTGTTCACGTGCTTGAGACATATGGTCTTCATATAAATGAACGTCACCTAAGTTACCAACCAATTCATCTGGGATCATGTTGGTCATTTTGGCAAGTATTTCTAAGAGTAAACCGTAAGATGCAATGTTAAATGGTAAACCTATAAATGTATCTACTGAACGTTGATTCCACATTAGGGAGATTGCTCGTTTAGGTATGTTTGCCTGATTTACATCTAATTCTGCCAAACTACATTCATACCAACCTGCATTATTTGTTTGGATTTTTTCTACACCGTATATTTCAACTCTTTCCTCCAAACTCAACTCTCTTGTATAAACTTGAAATCCATAATGACAAGGTGGAAGTGTCATTGAATCCAATTCTCCAACATTCCAAGCATTAACCATCAATCGTCTTGAATCTGGGTTTGTTTTAAGGTCGTTGATTAGGTTTGCGATTTGGTCTACTTTTCCATTCACATACGCAATTTGTTCTCCATTTGTAAACTTATCTGTAAATTTCCACTTTCTCCATTGCTTACCATATACAGGACCTAAATCACCCCAACGCTCAGCAAATTTAAAATCTGTTTTTATAAATTGAATAAACTCTTCTTGATTTGGAACATCTTCATAACCTATAAACTGGTCTAGATATTTTTTATAAGCATCACCATCCCAAATATGGCACCCATTATCAATAAGGAATTTAATGTTTGTATCACCACGTAGGAACCATATTAATTCTGTTACGATACCTTTCCAATACATTTTTTTAGTTGTGAGTAATGGAAAGCCCTCTTTCATCTTATGTCGTATCTGTTTACCAAATACAGAACGTGTTTTTCCGTTTCTAGTATCTTTATCAACACCATTTTCAATGATGTCAAATAGGAGTTCTTGGTATTGTTTATCCAATGTGTTCATAATGTTCCAATTGGTTTTCATTGAAGATATGTAATAATCCGTATTCATCCATTTCACCAATCACCCGTACTTCACCAGCAATTGTTTCAAATACACCCACGATTGTACAAGGAAATTTATAACCTTTTGGTTTGTGAGACTTGTCCCCCACTTTAAATTTTGTTTCTTTATTCATAACACTATTCCATTTACTATTTTATAACTTGGTCTTTCTTCTTCATCTATAAATGAAACTGTTTCATGTGGTCCATAATACCATTCTTTGTTTACATTTAAGCAAAATGAATCTGATTTAGAAACATCTACATAATGGTATCCACCTTCATATCCAGGTACAAAGACATGTAATTCTGGGTCTAGTTCACTTAATTTTTCGATTAGCTCTTTAATTGTCATTTATTTGTTTTTTAGGTCTTCCACGTTTATCAGGTTGTTTACCAGATCTATCAAATGTTTTGAGACAGTAAATGTAAAATTCTTCTGTTGTACCTCCAAATTCTATTACATGTTGATCGTATTCTTCTTTGGTCATTATGAATTCTCTCATAAAACCATTTTTCAATGCTTTTAATCTAGAATTTTCGTCTTTTTCAAAGTCCTCAGTTAATCTTTTTCTACGAGCTAAATCAACTCCATTTTTTTCTAGGAGTTTTTGAATATCACCTCTGTATTCTACATATTTTTCATTGATTTCTAACTCGGTTAATTTCAATTGCCAGTAGTAATGTGAGAATTCATATTCACCGTTTTTAATGCGATCAAAAAATTTAGCTCCCTTGGGTAATGGTTTGTTTTTTGAGTCAAAACGTCTCCACCATTTGAATTGGTTGTAATTTAGTGGTTGGAGTTTTTTTATTTCTTTGTATACTAATTTTGGATCGGATGTTTTATAGAGCATAACCTTTATTTTCCGTAAATATAAAAAGGCCCCTTTGGGGGGCCTAGTTTTTTTAAATAAAATGTTATATTTTATGCAAGTGAACCTGATCTCCAAGTTCCTGCCATCCATACATAAAATAAATGATTTCCTGTTACTGTTGCAAACACCATTTCACCATCAACACCTGTCCAAGAAGGAGTAGATGATTGAGTAGTTGGTAAAACTATTGAACCTGACATTTTTACTGTAAGAGCATTGCTTCTAGATCCATCTGAGGTGCCATTTCCAATAGCAAATAAATCATTTTCATCAAATGAAAGTAAATTAAATTTACCAGAGGCATGTTGATAAGGAGCTGATGTTATAGTACCTAAACCTTCAGCATGTGAAAAATTGCCTGCTGCATATGTACCGTATCCTTCAGTATGTGACCATGAGCTAGAAGCATATGTTTGGTATCCTTCAGCATGTGATGCTCTACCTACAGTTATTGTTTCTTCACCTTCGGCATGTGAGCCAATTGCTGGGTTATCTGAAGTATTAGTAGGGGCATAAGGATCATAAGTATAAGTTCTAATACCTTCAGCATGAGAAAATTTAGACCAAGCTGTAGATTCTTCACCTTCAGCATGTGAACATGCACCCATAGTTATAGAACCTGAGCCCTCAGCGTGGGATGCTACTCCATTAGCTTGGGTAAAATTACCTTCAGCATGAGCACCATTTGCTGATGATGTAGTGTATCTTCCCTCGGCATGAGAACTTACACCTGATGTATATGTACTAAATCCTTCAGCATGTGAATTTGTACCTAATGTAAATGTAGCAGCTCCTTCTGCATGTGAATATGGTCCTGCGGATATTGTAGAGTTTCCTTCTGCATGAGAATGGTTACCGGATGCTGTTGTAAAAGCACCTTCAGCATGTGAATACGAGTTAATAGCCAAAGTACTTTGACCTTCTGCGTGTGAATATAATCCTGATGCTGTTGTACTAAGACCTTGTCTTAGTTTTCCATCTATAAAAGTATCACCTGTTAATTGGTTATTTCCAGAACCAATAGTTTGAGTTACTGTTCCTGCTGAGTTTAAAAAGTTAATTGTTCCTTGTGATACGTAAATGTCTTTCCAAGCAGCTGTTGGTGAACCTAAATTAAATGAGGAAGTTGTTGAAACACCATCTGTATTTGGTATAATTGAACCACTTACTAAAATTGAACCAGAAACAATTACGTCTTGATTTAATTTATTAACATATGAAGATGTTTGAGCATTTTCTACAAATGAAGCTGTTTGAGCATTTTCAACATATGATGCTGTTTGAGCTAAAGTTACAAATGAAGCTGTTTGAGCATTTTCTACAAATGAAGCTGTTTGAGCAGTTGTAACATATGAAGCTGTTTGAGCATTTTCAACATATGATGCTGTTTGAGCAGTTGTAACATATGAAGCTGTTTGAGCTAAAGTTACAAATGAAGCTGTTTGAGCATTTTCAACATATGATGCTGTTTGAGCTAAAGTTACAAATGAAGCTGTTTGAGCAGTTGTAACATATGAAGCTGTTTGAGCTATTCCTAAAAGTGTACCCGTAATATCTCCACTTACAACTAAAGAACCTGTTATTGCGTGTGAGCCTGTGAAGTACTCAAAGTTGCCATCTAACTGGTCATAAGTTAGCGGGTCATTTCCTGTGTTTTTTCTTAAAATTAATGCCATTTGTTTTTGGTTTTATTATAAATATAATAGAAAAAATAAAAGGCACCATTTAGGTGCCTTAATATAAAATGTTATATTTTATGCAAGTGAACCTGATCTCCAAGCTCCACCTAAGTATGCCCAGATTACATAGTTACCTGCTCCATCATCTCCAAAGAACATCTCTCCTTGAGATCCTGAATAGGATGGGGAGGTTGATGAAGTTGTTGGAATAATGATAGATCCATTAGTGGTAACTTCAAAAGCATTTGATTCAATATATTGATTTCCATTTCCAACTATAAATAGTGAATTTGATGAGGTAACGTTATTCATCCCTACTACAGTTCCATAATCCATACTAGATGTTAAACCTGTACCTGCTAAAAGGGAACCTTTATGATTAGAATAATTTTCACTTCCAACTATTAAAGCTTGATCATATGAAATTAGATATACATCTGTATCAGCTTCAACTAATGTTCTAGAATAAGCCCCTGCTACTAAATTTAAACCTGCATATCTATCAAAACCAGTTCGAGAATATGCATGAACAACTGTATTAGTTCCATCAAATTCTGAGGCTGCAGTATTTATAGAAGTAACTTCATTAAAATCTGGGGAGTAGAAGTAAAAATCCATTGGTCCATTAGCTGTTATGTATGAAACAACATCACCATATTTTGCATCTAGAAGTAATACATTTTCACTTCCCGATAAAAATACAGTTCCATTATATCCAACATATTGAAATTCTTCTATAGTAGAAGTTGTATTGTCAAAAGCTTGGTTATTAGGTCCTAATATTAAACTTTTATTTACCGCTATATCTGAATTCAATACGACACCTACTTCATCATTAATAACAGCAATTGCTTGAGCACCCGGTACACATCCTCCAGGGATATTTACATATAATTTATCAGCTGGAGCTGGGAAAGTAACATATCCTGCATCAGCTAAAATTAATGGTAATAATATTGGTGGTTGGGTTGGGGCTTGTACTATAGCTGATCCTACACCGTATGCACTATAACTAATATAGTCACATAAAATATTAGTGCTAAGATCTGAAGTTACTAATCTAACTTTTCCACCGTTAGCAGCAGCTGAAGCTGATAAGCTTGAACTTATATTTCCATATTGTGGAGCAAAATTCATTTGAGTAGTCCAAACGTTTGGAGACAATTCACCAGATGATTTAACTAATACATCAAATCCAACTGTGTCAGGACATGGTGTTACTACGGCTACAGATCCTGTAACTGTAACACTTCCACTTACTGTTGTATCGCCATTAATTGTAACTTCTTCATCACATATGATAACTGTAGAAAAACATTCACCTGGTACTGTTACTACAATATTAGATCCTGTTGGGGTAGTTCCATCTATTCCTATAGCTAATTGTCCTGTTGCATTCGGGAATATTTCGTTTGGAGAAGTAAATTGGAAGTAATTGATTGGAGCATTATAAACTGAAGCTACTAAAGTAACGTAAGTTATTTCTCCTGTTGTACTATTGTAAAGTGTAACTATATCATTATTTAAAGCTGCTAAAGCAGTCATTTCAGCTGAAATGTCTCCGTATGGTGGATCTGTTACCCATAATGTAGTTAAGTAAATACTACCACTTAAAGTACTTGAGCGAAATGCTGCTTCAAACCCAGTAAATAATACTTGATCACAACTTGCACTAGTTATTACTTCTACACATCCATTAACTGTTACTGATCCTGTTACATCAACTGATCCTGTTACACCTAAACCACCTGAAATATCTACATCTACATCAAATGTTATTCCGTCACAACAGAAAGTAGCAATAGTTGATGGAGTAGAACTTCCTGATCCCATTAATGTATCTGCTAATGGAAGTACTGAACCTTCGTTACCCAAAACAATATTTGTTGGAGGGTTATATGGGATAAATGATCCAGAAACAATTACTCTAGTAATAGTACCTGTATAGATTGAACTTACAAATTGGTATTGTCCACTAACTCCTGTTGATGTGTTAAGTAATTCTAATTTACCTCCGTTATCTACTGCTGATTGAGATATAAATGTTGAAACATTACCATATGTTGGAGATAATTGAACAAATGATGTCCAATCACCTGATCCTGTAACTTTTTCATATCCGTCTCTAACTTGACCAGCATATCCATAATATGAATCTGTTTCGTCTCCAGGACAAAGCATTTCAATACATCCAGTTATAATTAAACCATCATGTAAATTTGTTGGTCCTGTTACATCTAATCCACCTGAAATTGTTGTATCGCCGTATAATGTAATTCCATCGCAACAAAATTCAGCTATTGGAGTACAAACATCACCTTCTACAGGGTATGTAGCTCCGGTAACTGCAAATGTAAATCCTGGTTGTCCAACGTATACTACTGTTCCGTCTGGTACTTCAGCACCGGATGCTGTTAAAAATGTTCTAACACCATTGTAATTAGATCCTTCATATCCAAAAGAAGCATATTGATCATAAAATGGAGAATATAAATAAATAAATCCATTTCCTAAAGCAGCAGCTGCAACTAATTGAGAAGTTATATCTCCATATGATTGTGTAAATGCTATTATTTCATAACTAAAACTTCCACTTTTTGATTCACCTGTTACTTGACCTATAACACCTGTATAAAGCGATTCACAGCAATTGATTGTAAAACAACCATCAACATCTACATCTCCTATAAATTGAGTGCTACCTGTTACACTTAATGAACCTGTTATACCTGCAGATCCCGATGTTTGTGTCCCACCTGAAGTAGCAGACCATGAAGATGAAGGTGTATAATTGTTTGTTTGAGCTGAGGGGCCACTTCCTATAACATGTAAACTACCTGATTTTAGTATTACATCTCCTGTAAATTCTGAATCACCTTTTATAAGGAGTGAACCTGTTCCGGTTAAAGATCCGGTTACGTCAAATGAACCTGTTACAGTTGAGGAACCTGTTACATCAAATGAACCTGTTATAGTTGAGGAACCTACTGTTGTTGATGATCCTGATGTTACAGTAGAAGATCCTGAACCAAATGTAGTGATTGATCCATTACTACCTGAGATGGCTAATAATCCATCGATTACTAAATTTTTAATTCTTGGCATTTCTTGTTATTTTATTTTTAATTAATTAATGAACTATACATAACACATCATCTGATCTGTAAATAGCACCTATTGGTAATCCTGCATTTATTGCATCGGCATTTGAATTTATTCCTGGGAAATCTTGGACACTTCCTACTAATATTAGTGGAGTTAATGCTGATCCTGAGACTGTAAGTGAGCCTGTTACTGCGTGCGAGCCTGTAAAGTACTCAAAGTTACCATCTAACTGATTATAAGTTAGTGGGTCATTTCCTGTGTTTTTTCTTAAAATTAGTGCCATTTGTTTTTGGTTTTATTATAAATATGATATAAAAAATAAAAGGCACCGTTTATGTGCCTTAATATGAGATTATTTTTTTATATATTAAATATCTGAAATTGATATTAATTTATATATAGCTCCATAAGTTGCATCAGAATACCCATCTCCACTAAAATCACCATTATAAAATGGGTAATTTGAGCTAGTACCTATAGAAAAATTACCCCAGTTAATTACTTCAAATGAAACTTTTTTTCCTGGGAGGATTTCTAATGAAGCTGAATATCCAGAACTAGGATTTATGCTTTTAAAATCACCCCATGATCCTGATAGAATAGGACATTGAGTATTTTGGGCTGAAGTTACGTTTTTAGATCCTGTATCTACACCTAAAATACCTTGAGCAAAACAACTAATTTTAAGACTTCCTGAGTTTCTAATATTTGATGACGCTGAAGGAGAGATATTATATACTGTAATGATTTCACCAGGTGTGTATGGTGCATTATTTATTGGAGGTAAATATAATAATGATGGAGATACTGATGAAGATAAATTATTATAAACATAAAAAGTATTAATTTTTCTATCCCATGGGAGGATTGGATCACTAAAATAAGTATACAACCCAGAATTTAAAGATAAACCAGTTGAATAATCAGCAGCTAATTTAATACCTGCTGAAGTAAGTTTTTGTTTAGATAGCTTAGAAAAAACACCATTGTATCCTTGAGTTTCTAAATTTAATTCTTCATCACCATAAGAAATAACATTTAATGAACCTGTAATTACTGTTCCTGCAGTTCCAGCTCCTACTGTTCCTTGAATATTTCCGGCTCCATCTAAGAAATTAATTGTACCATTTGATACATAAATATCTTTCCAAGCATTTGTAGGTGAACCTAAGTCAAATGATGAAGTTACAGATACACCATCAGTATTTGGAATAAGTGAACCACTTATTAAAATTGAACCAGATATTATAACATCTTGATTTAATATATCAACATATGATGCTGTTTGAGTGGTTGTAACAAATGAAGCTGTTTGAGCTAAAGTTACAAATGAAGCCGTTTGAGCATTTTCAGCATATGTAGCATATGAAGCTGTACCCTCTAAAGAACCAGTAAATGAATCTGCTGTTATATTACCTGGGGTTGATATATCTCCTGGGAATAAGGTATCCCCACCAGGAGTAAACTCCCACATATTTTCATTACCGCTATCATATTGTGTTATAATATCAACAGAATCAGTAGTTGAATAGTTTCTTAAGCTAAATATATCACGGCTATACATTCTTAAATCATCTATAGCTTCTATTGTAACATCACTATTAACTCTAACATAAGAATCTGCATATTGATTAATTTCAAAATAAACTTGATCTAATGATATAGGATTAGCAGGTGGAGCTTGATCTACTGTTAAGACAATTGGACTTAAACCACCGGGAGCGCTTGTGCTTAAAACTTCTAGGATGGAAAAAGTACTATTAGAATCAATTACTGAAAAAAAGCTTGGGGGGTTAGGAATTATAAGAGATGTTGCAGTATAAGCATCTATAGTAGGATCATTGAGAGTAATAATATGTACACTTCCGCTAGAAGACCATACTGCTGTAGAATATCCTACACCTGGAGTGAAAGTATAATCATTAACAAATAAAACAGATTTACGTTTCATCTCTATTTCACTATTATTATCACTTACTACCAAATTAATATCTTCACCACCAATAATTAAATTAGCAGTACTATTATCAATAGTTCCACCAGCTCTAATATGAATATGGTTTGGACCTGTTGGGTCTAAAATTAAATATTGATCTGTTCCTAAACTTGAATCTGGTATTAATTCTAAAGTTGGTAATCCTAATCCATCACCTGAGCTAGATGGGATTGATTGGATTGTACTACCGTCCCCAAAATTGATTGATCCAGAAATAGTTTGGTTTCCTACAAATACATTTGAACCAGTTGTTGCAAATGAACCTGTATCTATAGAAGTGCCTCCACTTCCAAATCCAGAAGCTGCGGCTGAAGCAGATATAAATGTTGGGTCAACATATGATGCTGTTTGGGCTAAAGTTACAAATGAAGCTGTTTGAGCATTTTCAACATATGATGCTGTTTGAGCTAAAGTTACAAATGAAGCTGTTTGAGCATTTTCAACATATGATGCTGTTTGAGCTAAAGTTACAAAAGATGCAGTTGAAGCGGTTCCTAAAAGTGTACCGGTAATATCTCCACTTACAACTAAAGAACCGGTTATTGCGTGTGAGCCTGTAAAGTACTCAAAATTGCCGTCTAACTGTTCATAAGTTAGAGGATCATTTCCTGTGTTTTTTCTTAAATTTAGTGGCATTTGTTTTTGGTTTTATTATAAATATGGTATAAAAAATAAAAGACATCATTTAGATAACTTTTTTATTTTTAGTTTATTTTTTATTCAGTTATAAATATTACCATTTTAAGTAAAATATTGTAAAGTTATTTCTTTATTAGGGGCAATTTGTTTAATAGTTTTAATAGTAATTATTTTATTTAATTCATCTACATAATGAATGCAATTATAATTTTTACTACTATTAATCCAGCTACTATATCCTAAAAATAACAGTAATCCATTACTTGCATGTAGCGGGTATGTGTATTTTGTTAATTCAGAAGGACAATGATCTGTAATAAGAACACCAGGGGTTTGTAAAATAATAGTATCTTGTTGTAATGTAGAAGATGAAAAAAGCCCCCATCCGTGGATGGGGGATTTATCAATATAAAATAATTTAGAAATTAATTTCATCCTTATACTCCAGTACCCCAATAAGATGCGGTAGTTGATGACCCCATCGCCATTAAGGTAACGCTAGAGCCATTAGTATCACATATTTTAGCAACACCATTTGATACACTAGTATTATTTAGCATTAAAACTGGGGACATGCTAGAATTTACAAGGATAACACCTCCTAAACTAGCTCCATCTTTTACTTTAATAATTTCAACACAACGTCCTGCTGGGCTAGATGACAAAAATGAAGCAATATTTATATTACCATCACCAACTCCAGGAGCTCCAGAGGTATTATCTACAACTAAAATAATATCATCAGTAGGTAATATGGTTTCAGAAGGAGAAGTAGAAAATGTACTTACTGTAACTGTTCTATAATTTCTAACTCTAGAACCACTTGTAATAAGTGACCCGGTAATTACTACATTTTGATTAAGTGGATCAACAAATGATGCTGTTAAAGCATATGAAGCACTTATAGCAGTTGTAGCATTATCAGCTGTTGAAGCACTTAAAGCATATGAAGCACTTAAAGCATATGAAGCACTTATAGCAGTTGTAGCATTATCAGCTGTTGAAGCACTTAAAGCATATGAAGCACTTATTGATTGTAGAACATATGAAGCTGTTTGAGCTGTTTGAACATATGAAGCGGTTATAGCATATGAAGCGGTTGTAGCAGTAACTGGGAGTGAACTTATTGGGGTTGAGAAAAATTGCCCAGTTGTTGTATTATAAGTTACTACATCTGTTTGGGTTGTTGTTAAGAGTGTTTTAACAAAGAATGAACCTGTTATTTCAACATTATTTCCTCCAGCATATAATAAATTTTTACGATTAAAATCATTAATACCATTACCTACCATAAAAGCTCCAGTAACAGGAACTGGGAGATTAAATACTCCTTGAGCATGTTGGTAAGAAGCCGTAGTTATTGTATTAAATCCTTCAGCATGTGAATAATTTCCTTTCGCCCATGTTTGGTAACCTTCAGCATGTGATGCTTGTCCACTAGTTAGTGTATTTTCACCTTCAGCATGTGAATAAGAACCACTTGCTCTTGAACTATAACCTTCAGCATGTGATCCATCAGATAATGCTTGTGCTATATACCCCTCAGCATGTGATGCTTGTCCAGAAGCTGCTGCTAAGTAACCTTCAGCATGAGAATAAAAACCACTTGCTACAGCAAGCCAACCTTCAGCATGTGATGACTGTCCTGGAGATATTGTTTCAGTACCTTCAGCATGGGAAAAATTACCACTTGCTTTTGTTCTCCAACCTTCAGCATGTGAATATAATCCTGATGACCATGTTTGGATTCCTTCAACATGGGAATAATCCCCAGATGATGTTGTATTAACTCCTTCAGCATGTGAACCTTCTCCAGTTGCTTTTGTAAATTCACCTTCAGCATGAGATTTAGCCCCTTGAGCAATTGTATTAACTCCTTCAGCATGTGAACCTTCTCCAGTTGCTCTAGTTATATACCCTTCAGTATGTGAATATATTCCTGATGCTGTTGTATAAGCTCCTTCAGCATGTGAATATAATCCACTTGCTATTGTATGTGCTCCTTCAGCATGTGCTCCTTCAGCATCTGTTAATGTACTATTACCTTCAGCATGAGAATAATCTCCTGAAGCAGTTGTGAATCCTCCTTCAGCATGAGAAAAGTACCTATTAGCATTTGTATTAATACCATGAGCAAAAGAATCATTAATTGCAGTACTTCCAACCCCAGAAGTCATAGGCCCAACATTGTTAAATGTATTTGAACCTGAGACTGTTACTGAACCAAATATAGTTGTTGATTGGGAAACTGGGTCAATTGTTAAAAGTGAGCCAATAGTAATAGACTCAGTAGTTGTTCCTATAATATTAGATATTGATTGGGATAAGTAAGCAAAATTACCATCTAACTGATCATATGATAGTGGTTCATTTGTGTCTGAGCGATAAATTAAATTTGGGTTTGGTACTGCCATTCTGTTTTTATTTATACGTATTAATAAGTTATTGTATTGTCTAAATCTCTTAATTTATTTTGTAATTTTTCCATAGCTAAACCTTTTTTCTTACTAGATACTCCTGAATTTTCGAGTTCCCATATTTCTTTAAGTAAATTTTGTTTTTCTTCTTCAACTATAAATTCATTTCTATATTGTGAATTGGCAAGTGCTGATGGTTCATCAAGTTTTTCTTCTTCGGTAGGTTCAGTAAATACACCTTTTTCTCTTAATTCAGCAACCTTTTCCCAAACTCTATCAGCTTCTTTTTGTAAGTGTGTTTTAGGTTCACCGTAAATGTTTTTTTTAGGTTTTAATCCTGCAAATGCTTGATTAGTGGCTATAACTAAAGTAATAGCTAGTGGATCAAATACAAATATTAAGATAAATATAAACCAGTTTGCTACTGTTTTTACATCAGATCCAGTCAATTCACTTACATATTTAATAGCACCTAATTCACTACTAGCTGTTTCTTTAGATTCCATATCTAAAATTTGAACATCTAATTTAGTAATACTATCGTTTAAAGCATCTATACGTTTAGATAAAGTATCTCTATTTGATTGAGCTAATTTGATTTGGGATTCAAATGATTTTCTATTACCTGAATTTTCTCTTGTTATTAATTGTCCTGTTTTTTTATCTACTGATTGGGTAGTTGTGTTAGATGATAGGCCATCTCTTAATTTAGTAATATCTGTATCTAAAGTGGTTTTTTCTTTATTTAATTCAGATTTAATATCTTCAAATCGTTTTTTCTTAACTTCAATATTTGCTACTTGTTTACTTCCAATTTCAAGTTTAGCAATGTTTTCTTGAAATCCAGTACTTAGTAAACCATAAATTCCAAGGGATGTGATTACAGATAATGTAACTAAAGCTACGGTTAAATATATTTTTAAAGCAGTATATGTTTCTTTCCATTTATCATGTAAATATGTTGCAATTGCTATTTTAGATATTTCTAAAAATGAACCCATTATAATAACGGGTATAGCTACTCCAACAAATACAATAGATAAACCTATAACACTGTAATATGCTGCTGTTGAAGATAATCCTATTGCACAAAACAATAGAAACCAAGGTAAAAATGTTTTTTTCATATGTGAAAAATAAGGAGACCCTTTCAGGTCTCCAAATACTTTAAAAAATTAATTATTTATTTTTTAGCCGCTATAGACCAGATAGTACCAGCTAATGCTAATGTACCACCAATTAATTCGTTAAGTAGGCTTTCATCAAGATATCCTTTAACTACAAGGAAACCTCCGACAAATGTCAAAATGTGTCTTGCGATACCTAAGATTTGTTCTTTACTCATTTTATTTTATTTTTATTGGTTACAAACTTAATAACATGTCGATTAGTTCTTGTTGAGGGAACATATCAACTTTTCCTCTAATTATATTGGTATGTGAATACATACCTGGTGTTGATTCGGCTTTAGCTAAATCTAAAACATCAAATCCATCAGCTCCTTTAGCTTTAATATATTGAACTAATCCTACTCTAGGGTCAATATTATATTTGTTAGCTGTAAATAAAATCCATCTTTTTAAATTAAGGATTTGAGCATCTGAATATTTGTGCCAGAATTGGAATCCTCTAAATGGTTTAGCTAATTTAACAATTTGGGATGGTTCTGCAAATGTATTAACATATGTTTTTCCATTTACAATTTGTCCCATACAACACACCTCTATTGCTACCGAGTTACGATGCATTACAGAATTTCCTGTTCCGGTATGCCATCCATATCCTCCTTCAGGAAAACATTGAATCAACTCACCGTCAAATTTAGTTGAACCATCTTTAACGGATTGTCCACCTAATATAAATTCAGTAGCAACATTACCACGATTATCTCTAGCCCACATATCAGCAACTTGATATGGGTTTTCCCATCCAGCTGTGTGATGTAAAAATATCCAATCTTTTGGAACAGGCCCTTTGAAGTAAGTATTTTCGGGCATGTAATGTTTAATGATTTTCAATGCACTTTCTACTTCTAAGTTTTCTGCATTGTCAGTATTTAAAATACCCATTGCAGCCCATGTTTTTGATCCTACAATACCATCAGCTAGCAAGCCATGTGATTTTTGCCATGATTTGACTGCTGATTCGGTTTTTGGTCCAAAATTACCGTCTGTAGTGATTTTAAGAAACTCTTGTAGAGTTTTTACGGCTTCGCCCTTGCTTCCTAGTTTTAGTACCATCTTCTTTAAAAAAATTAGTTAAAAATTTACCTATTACACCTGTTATTAATGCTGTTAAAGCAACCCATTGCACATCATTGTACATTGCAAAACCTGTTATTGTTACACTTACGGCAAGTAAGGTATCACCTAATTTTCTCCATTTTGTAGGAGTTGGTTTATAGTAATTCTTTAACATTTTATTATACATATTAT